CAGGGCCAGTGTCGCCATCCTCCAATGCCATTAGCGCCTGCTTCTTCAAGCTCGGCGGCTTGGAGCGGCGGGCGGCGCGGAGATCCTCCATCCACTGGGGTTGGTTTTCCAGCCACTCACAGCACGCCTGTAATTCCTGGTCGGCGCCCCATTTAGCGGCTTGCTCGGCAATCCATGCGTCGCGAAACCAACCTTCAGCAGGAGCTTTACTGCGTAACTGTTGCAACACTTTCGGAGGCAGAGTGATGGGATGTTGTTGTGTCATGGGTGATTAGTGGAAGCGACTACTTGTGATCGGGAAGTTGTTCAAGGGCGCGGCGGATGGTGTAAAGATCATCTGTTGGGTAACCACTGCGTTCAATTTTGTCAATTGCAGCGTATGCCTTTTCCTTCAAGGACGCCGGCTGGGGACGGCGGTAATTGTAAAACTCAGTCACGTCTTCCTCTTCCCACTGAGCGCATTGCTTGAGGTAATTTCCGCAAGCCAGTATCTCTTGGTCGGCACCCCATTGGGCAGCCATGGCGGCAATGTAAGGCACAAGTTCAATGTGCTTGACTTTGGCATGGGGCCAATCTTCCACCCATTTATCCAGTAGTTCCTCGGGTACAAGATTCAATGGTGAAATGGGATTGTGGTCAGTCATTTATTGACTCCAGTGCGCGGCGGATGGTGTCGAAATCGTCGTTGTTGTGTGGGTTCCAGTTGCGGTGCATGGCCTCTAATGCCTGCTTCTTCAAGCTTGGTTTAGGGCGACGGGCATCTCTTAAATATGAACCTGGATGAAGATCGCCATTGTTGTCCCATACAACAGGAGCATCACCAAGCCACTCTACACACGCCTCCAGCTCCTGGTCAGCTCCCCAGCGGGCGGCCTGGGTGGCGATAGCAAACTCGTGTTGCTCGTAGGTGCCGTTTTCCCTGTGAACAGAAGCGGAGTGATTCGCCCACTGATGCACCAGCTCCGGCGGTGGGGTGATGGGGTGGTCAGTCATCGAGTTGCTCCGCTTCAATGTTTTGCTTCAAGATCCATGTTGTCAGCTCCGCTACTTCATCGGTACTGACCGATCGCTCCAGTTCAAGTCGAACAAAGCGATCGGGTTCAACAATTAAGCGCAGCCCAGTGACGCCCTTGCACTCAATGCCAAGAGCTGCAAGCAGTCCTTTGATTTCTTGACTGTGGCCTGTTAAGTACGTCATTCGGGTAGTTGCTCCAGTGCGCGGCGGATAGTGTGTTGGTCATCGGCAGTAGGAAATTGATCCATGCGGTCTAGTGCCTCCAACGCCTGCTCCTTCAAGCTCGGCGGCTTGGGGCGTCTGGCGGCGCGGAGCGAAGGGATAAGTTCGGAATGTGTGGCCAGGTTTTGCCAGTGAAGCCACTCACAGCACGCCTCCAGCTCCTGGTCCGCTCCCCATTGGGCGGCGCGATCAATCATGTAATCTTCGCGCTCAACGCTAATAACCTTGAACGGCGACTCTGATTGCCATTCACACCGCAGCTCCGGCGGTGGGGTGATCGGGTGGTCAGTCATTCGGGTAACGCCTCCAATGCGCGTAAAATGTTTTCGTAGGTTGTGTCGTCAATTTGGTTTGCGTTATACGCATTACCAAGGTCAGTCAAGGCTTGTTGTTTTACGCTCGGCGGGTTAGGGCGTCTAGCGGCGCGGAGTTGAGCAAGGCGATGCCTTGGATCTACAAACCAGGCTTGCGTAATAATCTCTTTTTGAATCGCCTCCAGTTCCCGGTCTGCGCCCCATTGGGCGGCTCGGCGTATGTCATCCGCGTAGGCAGTGTTGCTGTCAAACCAGTGCTGCACCAGCTCCGGCGGTGGGATGATTGGATGATCAGTCATCGTGGTATTACACCAACATAAGGTTCAAGAGGACTAATAAATTGAGTCTTTAACTCAACATCAAACTTGTCAATATCGGGGTATTCTTTATTGAGAAAGTTTTTGCATTCATCACGGGTAGAAAAAGCACAGAGGATTTTGTCTTCGTAGTATGCTACTTCAATTGCTTCAGTCATTTCAGTTCCTGAATAAGTTTCATCAAAGTTTTTACAGATACTACTTGAAATCCCTTATCAACTCTTCCAGTTCCTCTTGGTTCTCCGTGATTATCAATCAAGTATTGAAGAACATTAGCAACAGCAATAGGGTCATCGGAATGTTCGTCATCAGTCCAATCCTTGTAGAATGCCTCCATAATCTTTTGTACTCTTTTAGTCATTCTTTCACCTCAAAAGTTTTCAATTTACTGTCAAGTTCTTCAATTTTCTTTGACATTATATCAATCGTCTCATAACACCATTCCCTATCCTTTTTCAAACTCTCAATCACATAACGAGCAACCAAAGGCCATTCGTCCTTTGAATTCATCCACCAATCTTTATAATCGGAAGGCATAACTTTTGAGAGTTCCTTGTCATATGCTTGTAGTCGTTCAAGGTCAGTCATTCTTTAAATTCCTTTTGGATAGTCGTTATAATATTGGTTCATCTCACAAAAGCTCCAATAGCAGGAACTTCTCCACAAATCTCATTCACTCTTCCTATTGTTTGGTCTTTGAGTGCTTGACGACACTCCAAGTTCTTATTGTATGTTTGTTGAAAGAGTGCTCGTTGTTGTTGGGCATCATAAGTAATAATACCAGCAGCAACGATTATAATAAAAAATACAGACAAAACTGCCCAATCAATTTCATCAAAGTTTTTCATAGTGCCTCCAGTTCCTCACACAATTCTAACACATCAGCACACATAATCACACCAGGACTTTGTTGGAGTTGGTTGATGAGTTCCTTGAATGTATGAATGAGGATTTTAGGTTGAGACAAATCCTTTTCTACATCCATATAAGCATAGAGAACTTCTTTTGCTTTTTCTTTCATTTCAGTCATTAGAGTGCCTCCAATTCATCAGCAATTCGGGAGTAAGTTCAGTCATTTGCATCCTCCGAATTGTCATCAGCCCAGTTACCAAGTGTTGCCTTCAATGCTGAGTATTCACCCCAACTAAATGACATGCGTTGCTCACCAGCGCTGGTACTGAGCTGAACATCGAAGCCCTCACCATTGTACCATTCGGTTACTTCGATGAAGTCATCTGGTTTAGCAAAGTAATCATAGTCTGCTAAGTAATTAAAGCGTGCGTTGCGCTTGTATTCATTCGGCATCGTCATCCTCCACCAGCCAAGTCGGCGGCACTAAGTCCATTGCGGCAAATTCGTATTCAGCGTTACATTGCTGGTAACCCCATCGAGCCGCAATGATTGCTACTTGAGCAAACATTGGCTCATTGTGGTTTGCTTCCCTGATCCATTGTTGAATCAATTCTGGTGGTGGAGTGATCTCAGTCATTGCATTTCATGAAGTAGTGCCAACGGTTAGTCGTATCCGTGTAACGGATGATATCACAACCATGATAACTGTCAACTACATTATACGCTTTTGACTCTATTTCTTCATCGACTGCTGGAGCCATGTGGTAAGCCAACAGGAATATAAATGTTGGCACAAAAATCAGAATTGAGGCTACTGCTGCTGATTTTAGCATGATTCAATAGAAGCAAGTGTCACTAGCTGTTGCCTCTGCCTTTACTGGAGCTTTCACCCTGACCGGAGCGCCTGGCTTGACTATATTATCCTGTGGATTTTGCTTCATTCTTACCAATGTCATATTGACCACAATATCCTCTTCATTATTGCCGCATAGGTCTTTGATATTTAATTGAATACCTTCATTCTTTTCTCCATTCAGGTATTCGCTAATTGCCATTCTGAAATTTGAATGCATTGATTCAAATATCAGCTTGCCATTAAGCTCGATAACGTGGAAGCAGGCGGCGGTCATTGGAGGATGGGTTGGCTTTGACTGGGTAAAAACTAGAAGTCTTCTTCCCAGAATTTTCTTAACAGCTCGAGGTTGTGAAAATGTGCTTCTGCGGTAAGACAACTCTTTTCTAATTCTTCTAGGACAAAGTCTTCATACCTAGAACAAGATTCATGTATAGGATTAGCATAATACTCTCTTTCCTCTAGTAGGTCTGATTTGATATCAGATATATTTGATTCAAGCTTGGACATAAGAAAGTCGATTGTCTTCAGAACACTTAGCTTGGTGTTCTCTTTTTCCTGTTCAGGTGAAGGCATGGAGTGTTCCGAAATTGGTTAAGGTAAAGAAAATCAGATGTCATCTTGGTGACGAAAACCAAGGAAGACAGGGTGCCTGGGCTTCTCTTTGATGCCAACCGGGAAATACTTATATTTTACTAGCATGCCCTTGTACGCTTCTGGGTTAGCCCAAATCTCATTCCTGAGGCGATCATCAAGTCCGGTACCAATACCGAACTCCATACCATCCCTGTTACGTACAACCAATGTACCAGCAGTGCAAGCACCTACCAATCCATCCTGAGCAGTGGAACGCTTGGTACGACCAAACGCGTCTTGCTGAGCTTCGTTTTGATTGTGCTGCTTCTCTAGGACATCAATCAATTCTGCTTCGTCATCAAGAAAGCGCTTTACCTTGAGCAGGGTATTTTCTTTGACGGTTGAACGACCGAACTTGTATCCACCCTTTGGATCCCTGAGCATCACGCCTTCGAATCCAGCATCAAGATAGTCCTGTTCAACGCGCCGCAGCTCGGCTTCGCTCAAGACCAATTCTGGCTTTAGAACAGTGATGAAATCATTTTCATCTTCAAGTTCCTTAAGGAATGGATGCTCGATACGCTGCATATAGTCGTCAATAGCGTCAATCCCTGGATCGACATAATCGAAAATCCAGCAGTTGAAATCAGGCCGACCATCGACTGACATAATCGCCGACGATGACGATTGGAAATCATTACCGCAAGTCAGCTCTCCGTCTGTGCCATTTGGCAGTGTTTCCTTGAGAAGCTGTTGAACGTACTGATTGCGGATGGGCTTAAAGGTTCTGGAGACGGCAACACCGTCAATCATGAGGAAACGAATCCCGTCGATCTTGGGTGTAGCCATGTAAGGAAACTTGGCCTTAGCTGGGTCGTATGTACCAGCGAGCATGGGCTTGGTGATTCGGGGCATTGGGAACTCCCTTTTGGACTCCTCTAAATTAGTCGAGCCGCTGGCGGGTGTCAACGGCCCAGCTATTAGCGTTTCTTATGGCTTAGACGCCAGACGATTTTACTGATCTTCCCTGACGAGAATTGGCTCAGCGTTTGGAGCAGGGTAAGGAACTCCTTCTCCGGTTTTTTCTGTCGGGCCCCACTTGCCCTTTGGACAACTTGCAAAAGCCACTCTCGTCTTAGCCTCCATGAAACATCCGCAAAGATTGCAGGTAACGTTATGGCTTAGATATTCGCATTTCAGGCAAATATCAAGCCTTGCTTTGGACACTGTGCCAGGAGCAAAGCCTCCACCAGCAAGATCCTTAGCTGTTTGGGCAGCACTTTTTAGAAGGTTAGGCTTTTCCTTTGGCCTTTTGACCATTCTTTCAACTATTGTTCCATCAGCATTGACATGCCGATGAAGCTCGTAAACATCCTCTTCGATATCGATATCTTCGACATTGACATCGCTATCAACTTCAATTTGGACCTGATTTTCGTTCATGGCTCAAGTACGGGATAGAATATTTTACCATTCATTCCATCAGGAATTATTTTGCTTTGTGACGACTTGAATAATTTGTCGACCCATTTCTTCCAGTTGTGATGGAGCAATAGAACTTATGCCTTTGTTTTTCAAGACACCAGCTAATTGAATAAAGGCTCTGCCAGATAGCACATAATAATTTTCTAAACCCTTTGGGGTAGCAATAGAGTTAGCCATCAGTGATTAGGGAGTGATTCGAGGGCGTTTTTTATTTGTTGCACGGCATCTTTACCAATCCACACGGATACAATATCCAGTGCTTCGATCTTGGATAGCGCCCTAAGGGCTTTTGCCTTTATGCTATCAGGATGAGGCTCGAAGGCTTGGTTATACCCCCACTCGGAAGACTTGTAGACCACATAACTCCATGCTGTTTGCATAGTAGGCCTGGAGTCGGACTCTTTTACCCACCTGTCTATCAGTTCTTGAGGTGGTGGCAGAAATGTTCTCTTGTTAGTCATTGCGGTTTCCAGATTGAGCCACGGGATGGCTTGCCACATGATGGACAAAAGTTGATCCTCCATCCCTCTTTTGTGGATGGCATACACAAGTAGCCTGGGTACTCAGCAAAAGCATACCACACAAATTCGTGTCTGATGTCCTTCCATACAGAGCAGCACGGCGGCGTCTCTATTGGAGAACCCAAATCGTCGGCTTCAGTTAAAGTGCTTTTGCTGCCGGCCAAGGGGAAATTAGTTAGATTCCTGAGTCGTTTCTGGGATTTCATTGATTAAAGCCCTAGGACCAATAAGACTCAAAGCCACTTTGTTATAGGCTTTTGCAGCCTCTATTTCGTCTGCAAATACGCCAATTTGGTACTTTTTGCCCTTAAAGCGTATAGCAGCTCTATAAGGCTTGAGTGGGTTGCTGTTTTTGTGGACACCTATGAATTTGGAGAATTTGTTTGGATTGACTGGCCTAGATGCGTGCGTTAGATAGACATCAACTTCACTCCTATTTTTGGAGTAATAGCCATGGGTTGGTCTTGCCGCCACTCAATCGCACTCCATTGCTTTTTCGATTTCCTTATCCAGATAGTCAAGCAAGATGTCCCTGCTGATTTCCTCGTTAGGGAAGTCTGTATCAATTCTAGTCTTAAATGATTTTATCATTTGCATAAACACTATATTAGGCGAGTACGATTTATCCATCGAGCAATACCCTTCATATAGGGTTCTCCACAATGGCTTAAAGTCAATAACCTGACCAGACCTGTTCTTGTGGTATTGCTCCAGTATTTCCATGGCATAATCTTGCCATGATTTACCTTTAACTGTTTCGATACCCATTAGTTTGAATTCAATAATTTCCGCCAGATCGCCGGCGATGTCATTATCGGGTTCTGGTTTGTTCAAATTTGTTTGGCAGGAGACGAGATACATTTCAGTTCAAGAGCGGAGAAGGTGAAGAGTTCGATTTGCGAATCAATCCAATTTGCGGCATGGATCAAGCCTGGGTCTGAATTTGATTCTCCAGTAACGCGAAGGTTAACTGCAATAGCCTTTAGAACAGAAGAAGATGTCACCCATGGGTCGTTGCTGCCAGTAGAGATCAGAAACGCCGTTGAGTCAACTAAATCATTCATTTTCTTTAGATTTCATTAGATGCCGGTTAGATGGTCGAGGCCAGGATGCTGGTTATGCAAGCCATTGGGTACAGGCTCTTAACAATTAGCCATACTTCATAGGTGCTGCCGGCCTTGACGCGGGTAAGCATGGATTGACCATGAAGCCGGTAGCGAGCCTCGAATAAGTGCTGCTGGACAAGGGCTCGCTCGCGTGGAATGGTCGTAATCATAACTGCGGGGGTGTGGTCGGCGTCAGATTAGACGCAATATCTGGGGCGTCATGCGGCCTTCGCATTCTGTAAGGTATATTGTGGTGACGACCAATCTCACAATGGTTAAGACATTCTTAACTTCTGACACTCATTTTGGACACGCAAATGTGTGCAAATTCACACGCGACGATGGCACGAAGCTGAGGCCGTGGTTTGACGTAGACGAGATGGATTTAGCTTTAATAGAAAACTGGAACTCGACAGTCGGCCCGAATGATAAGGTCTACCACCTCGGAGACGTTGCAATACCTAGGCGCGGACTGAAATGTCTAGAAAAATTGAATGGCAGAAAGATTCTTATTAGGGGAAATCATGATATTTTCAAGCTTCAGGACTATACGAAATATTTCGATGATATCAGGGGATGCCATTATTTAGATCGCTATATCCTGACACATATTCCTGTTCATGTCTGTGGAGTCGTTAGATACAAAGGCAATATCCACGGACATTTACATTATCGGCAAGTCTTAAATGATACAGGTGATCTTGACCCCAGATATAGCTGCGTATGCGTAGAACATACGAACTATAAACCTGTTGACTTTGAGCAGATCAGGGCCGAGATGATTGCCAGAGCCTGATATACTGTGGGTGCGTTCCGGGTGGAATTCCCGGCAGTTCCACGGGGACTGGCCTCTGCAGGTTCGATGCCTGCACCTTCCGACGGGGAGGTAAGAGTGGCTATTGGCGACGCCTTGCCTCAGTAGCTCAGTGGACTAGAGCAACCGCCTTCTAAGCGGTCGGCCACAGGTTCAAATCCTGTCTGGGGTGTTTCCGTTATACTGGCATCAGTTAGACGCCCTGCATGGTTTAGACACATCCCTTAGGCGGCGACACATATTCTCGCCATCTAAGAACCATAGATCAGATGATGTGGCTCTTACTATCCCAACTATCAAGCCAGTTGGGGGCGTTCACAAGGGCTCAACCACATCGTCTGGTCTATTTTTGTGTCTTTTTCATTTTCTGACAAATATGTATTTTTGTGAAAATACCTGTCATGGCTTGGTATACTGGTTAGGACAGAGGCCGGGCCTCTGTTGGCTGTCTTTACATCCGTCATGCCCGGTCCTTCTGCCAGCCACCCTTGCTGCTCTGTCGGCAAGGTGCAGCCAGTTCTGAGGTCCACCGTTGGTGTGGGTTACCTTTCCTGGTTTGCGTTCCCGCTCTGCATGGACTGGAAATCTCCGGTCGCCGCATCGGGCCTAAGTCCTGGGATTCCAGGCTGGGGGGCTGATCACCTTCCACCCGTCTGATCCACGGTTGCGCCGGGGACCCATTTGGCAAGCGCATCGGATCATTCATCACCAGAGTTTGCCGGTGTGCAGGTGATGTCTCAGTAATAACCGGAAATGGGGAGGAGGCATGAAGCCGCTTGATTTCAAATCAGGCTTAAAGGCGCATCTACCTCCTCCTCGACCAACACCCTCCATGCTTAGCTCCAGGACGCTGGATGACGCACAAACAGGAGGGTCACTGCGCTTGGTGTTGGACACGTTAGGCAGATAGCCTAGAGAACCCGTTCGATTCGGGAAAGCGCCTATCGATTGTTAATTTTGATATCTTTTACCATGTTTTCGTATTTTGATTGCTTCATGTGAATTTCGTGTTCTTTTTTGGCAACTTCTGAATAAGTAAACAATCCGGCGGTCGCCAGGCAGATTGCCAGGATGGTGGTCTTCTCGAGCTTCAAGGTTGACATTGGTTGGTACCAGCTTAGAATAGCCGTGCGGGACCACACCCGTCAAGCCCCTTCCGTGTCATGACCAGAACAAGAGGACGAATCTCCATTCCCAAGGAAGACCGCATTTGGGACCTAAGGTGCCAAGGCTACGATTTCGATAGCATTGCAAGAATCACAAATGTATCAGCATCAACTCCAAGCAAAGTTATACAAAGAGTAAGGAGGCGTCCTCCTATTAGCAAAGATCCGATCAAGCGTGGACGCAAGATGGGATTCCTTAGCGATCTACAGATTCATGACATCAGACTCAGAAACAAACTAGGCGAAACGCAAGCCAGTATTGCTAAAGAATTTGGCGTACATGAAACTGCTATAAATAAAATCTGTTGCCATAGAACCTATTCATCGTTTTGCAATGATGATACATTATCCGGCTATCAGTTTAACTTTAACAACAGACTAACTAAATAGTTTCAAGGTAAACTAAGACTACCGGCGCTTAAAGTCATCATGGTTTGGCTTTTGGTGTCGGTAGTCATTGTTATAATACTATCATTAGCTATTCAGGGCTGGATGGTAATGAGTGAGCGCTACGGTTACTACAAGAACTCAGAATTACCTCCCAGCAATAATCATCCAGAAATGAATGGTTACAGGCCAGGCGAAAAACTGCTTGTGGCAAAATTTGATGACTACAAGTTTGACCAATTGGCAGAAAAAGCACTGCGCAAAAAAATGGAGGAGTTGTTCCATGAACCCTCCTCCTTTGAAGATGATGATGACGATTCGCTGTACGTCAGATAAAGGAATATTCAGGGCGATAGCTTTCCTCTTCCGAAGCCCAATCGACGCCTTCTAGGTCGACAAACATTTCTCTTTGATTCATAGAGTCAAAAAGCTTTTTCAAACACGGAAATATCATCCAGTTGAACTCAGCGTATGTCAAGCCGAACATTCCTTTTTCGGCATAGAAAAAGCTGTCAACTGTGTAATCATTTCTCTTTACCTTTATGACTGCTGGATAGGCAATGCTATTACCTGCCACAAATTTTCTTGCAGCAGTTACAGACTGGATGCCATTGCCGTTTATCTGATGGCATGAAACAAAATCAAGGATGCGCTGCCCTTGCAGGCGGCGGCGACTGATGCGTGGCTTGATGTGACGGGGCATGTCCTAGAATGGGGAGCGGGTGCCATGTCCTCAGATTAGGCAGCCCCTTTAGAAAGGCAACCCCATGTCAAGGAGAACGGACAGTTGACACCAGGCTGCACGCCGCTAGACTGTGGCCATGCTCCCTTAGCTATCTGGTGAAAGCAACCGACTCATAATCGGTCTCAGGAGAGTTCGATCCTCTCAGGGAGCACCAGGCCTCATGGTGGAACGGTAGACACAACGCACTTAAAATGCGTCGCCGCAAGGTGTGCGAGTTCGATTCTCGCTGAGGCTATTTTTTCTTTTTCTTTGCAGTTTTAGCTGCATCCTTGAAGTCCTGAGCGCTAGGAGCACCCTTGGTTCCAGGCTTTCTCATTCTTTCATCGCTGCCTGCTGCAATTCTTTTGCGCTTTGCCGCGATGTTGGCATACAAACCCTGTTTTGCCATTTCAAACTAGCTGATCAATTAGCTTTCCAGTTCAACTAGGCCCGCATGTAGCAGCCTGTGACAAACGGCACACAGTGGAATACATTTTTCTATTTCTTTCTGTAATCGTTCATATCCAACCTTTCTCAAGGCAGTTGCAATTGTGAATTCCTTTGTGGTTGGATCAGTATGGTGCAGATCCATAGCAGCAACCGGAAAGGTTTGCTTGCAGACTGCACATGGCTTATCCTTTGCTTCAAATATCATTTTTTTCTTTGTTTTGTGATATGGTAGCGAACTCTTGATCCTGTGATTTTTCCTTGCCCATTCCCTGCGGTAGTTCCGCTGCTTGTCGGGGTCTTTATATGGCATGTATATATCATATTTAGTATATTATAACGAGCATTAGATAGGCAGCCTAGAAAATATCACTCGCCCAAGATGGCCAAAAAAGATCCACGGCTGGAACGTTATGGTCTAGAGGGGTACAATAAACCCAAGCGCACACCAAATCACCCGACAAAGAAAGGTGTCGTTCTCGCTAAAGAAGGTGATCAGATCAAGTTAATCAGATTCGGCGATCAGAAGATGACCACTGCCGGTAAGCCAGCCAAGGGCGAATCCGCCAACGACAAGGCACGCAGAGCCTCGTTTAAAGCACGGCACGCGCAGAATATTGCACGGGGCAAAATGTCTGGCGCATATTGGGCCAACAAGGAACTCTGGTAATGGAAAAGAATATCCAAATAGCTGGTGCCGTCTTAGCATTTGTGGTTGGTGTTGTCGGGACAACAGTTACGATTGATTCCAGATACGCCAAGTCGCAAGAGGTAAAGCAACAACTTGACGAATACTATGCCAGACAACTGAAGCTCAGGATACTTGAGATTGACTTAAAGCAAAGCAAAACGCCTTCCGACATGGCACTTAGGGAATACTTGATTCAGGAATTAAGTAAAGGCAAGTGACTGACTTTCCTTGGGACATATCGATTGGCTTAGGAATCGTATTGTTAGGGACACTCGCGGTCATCGCCTGGATCCTTATGCTAGACAACCTGGAGACGCATCATGCCACTGAAGAAAGGATTCAGCCAGAAGACCGTTGGCAGCAACATTTCAAAGATGATTAAAGAAGGCTACTCGCCCAAGCAGGCGCAAGCGATTGCCTTAAACAATGCCAGAAGAAGCAAGAAGAAGAAGTAGTACAAAGATAAAACAGATCACTTCAACAAAAAGGCGGCCCTTTTCACGGAGCCGCCTCATTTGAGCCTTTGTACGCTTTTTTATTTGCCTTAGGCGTGCTGATGCCTGTCGGCTCTTGTCGTTTCTTCTAGGGCCTTCTGACGGCCTCTCCCAGCGTTTTAGATTTGGCATGGTCCTGCGTCGATCACCAACTAGACTACCATTTGGTAAAATAGTTGGATTCTCAATAACCGTTGTTTATCAGGAAAAGGAGTAAAATGACCGACTACAACGCATATGGTGAGCTGTACGACCAACGGCCAGAGCTGGTGATTCATGACAGACTCAAGCATCTTGGCAGCGTAAGTGAATTAGTAGATATTGCCAAGCAAGGTAACTTCAAGATCAATTTCGAAAGAGGTCCGCTCAGACATGATCTTCTCATCAGATGGAATGATGGCTCCTCCCACAAGGAGGAAAGCTACTCGCTGAATTCTGGCTTACGCTATATGAGGAAGATTACTGGTATAGACCCCTAGCTAGCGGGTTTCCTCTTCCTCTATGATCCAGTCTTTTAGCTGTTGCAAATAACTCCTTAAATATTGGGCTTGATCAAGGTGCCATCTGTCTAGTGTTTTGAAATATAGATCGTTATGAGCATCTATTGCTTTAATGATATGAAAAATCCGTACGTTCCAAGGGGCCCGCACGGAGGTGTTCCACGTTCTTTTGGCATGATCAATGTTCATGCCTAAGTTTTCCTATCTCTAGCTATTGAGGCGATAGCTCATCTCTTTTCTGCCTGATACAGGCATATCGTCGTAACTGCTTGGTGGATTTAGTGATTTAGCTCTGTTCAGGCCAGAGAATGGGTAGTCATTTACTTTTGAGGCCGTCACGTATTTGTTCAAATGCTTTTTCAGCATAAGCGTCCTTGGTCTTCTGAACCATTTTCGCGAGATCTTCCTGTATGTCCGCGTCATTTAAAAGACTTGGCTGACCGTACGCTTCTAGTAATGCCAAAAGAGAGCATATTATTAGGTTCGCGTGTTTCGGCCCAAGTATACGGAATTCCTCATATAGCTGGTCGGATTGACTATCGTTCTGCTCGGCGACTAGAAATTTTAAGTCGAAAGAATATCCATCGTATTCAACCTCTGTCTTTTGTGTAATAAGAGTGTCTTCGCCCAAAAGATGGTCAAACTCGACGCTTAGATGAAGCCAGGGATGTTTGTCCATAAAAAAGCACCAACCTTGCAGGGCTGGTGCCAGTCTAACTCACACCCAAAGACGCGTCACCGCCTTCGATGCCATTATAAGTGGTTTACCTCAAACGTGGGCCCATGAATATTTGTAAATAATTGCATAGATGTTTTTAGCGCTACAGCCGTATATCTTAGCCAAGCGCTCAGCCGCAGCATTTTTGGTTCCACAAGCTTTCACTGTTTGGTCCCAGTTGGCCCTGATCTCCCTTACGCTGTCTGCAGTCATCTTTGTCGATTTTGCTCTTTTGACTCTGCCGCCGACAATCGCCGGTCGCTGGTCTTCGGTGGGTGGTTGACTGGATACGGCCTCGACCGCTAGGCGGCCAATCGAGCCAACCGCGATCTTGATCGTTGTCGTGACATCTGGCTGAGATAGCTCGAGAACCATGTTGGGACCGGCCAGGCTGAAGTCGTAGCTGATTACATCTGAGAAGTCGAGGGTCCGTTCCATTTGATTTGACTGCCTTTGGGTGGGTACAGGAGATTTCTCTCTGTGTCTCAACCCTAGATGGGCCATCTGTCAGAGGGCCGGGACAATTGGGATTTCTTAAGAATTGGAAACACTATAGACAAAATAAAAGCCCCGGCTGGGGCTGAGGGATTGTGTTCCGTTGAGCATTTATACCTATTAGCTCGATGGAAGGGTCCTCTTGAATAATTCGCTAAATCTTTCCATCTTAGCAGGATGGACGGAGCTTGGTTGGTAGCTGATCGCTTCTTTTAGCGCAAATAGCTCATCCCACTCGTCTTGCGTCAGTCTTGGCTTGGAATCAAGAGAGCAGCAAGATGTGGTTGAGATGAATAGCATGGACAATCCCCGCTGTGACGGACAGCCCAAGGATACCTGATATAACCGCAACCCGGAGTTCGTGGTCGCGAATCTTTGCGTTGATTAACTTTAGAATTTCTTCTTCTTTCATGTAGAATTAAATAGGCCGTCAAGCCTCCTCCGTATGTTGTCGGCTATCATTTTGTCGACGTTATTATATGATTCCTTTATGACTATGTCTATTGCATAATAGAAAGAAGGCGGTATATCTACTGGATCGCTTGGCCCTCTGTAGACATCCCAGGCTTTTCTGGCGACGGCTCTTCTTAAATCCGGAATATCAAGAGGTTTATCAATCATCTTGGGGCTCTACTTTTCTTATAGAGATCGCGCCGCCTGATAGCTCTTCGAACTCGAGTTCATCTCCTTCTTGCCATCCGGCTTTATCTAAAAAATCGCTTGAGAAATTAAGGATGGCATCCTCACCGTCCCAGGTTAGCCAGCAATCCTCTCGCGAGACACAGCTTCCATTAGACATTTCAGTTCCTCTATGGGGCGAAGTTGCTCCTTGGGTACAGCATAACAAGTTCTGCCGATCTTGAAGGTCCTGATAAAGGATTCCTTCATACAGTCAACTCCATGTATCCAGCCATGGATGAATGTTCTCCTGTCCTGAATAGTAACCAATACAAATTTTTTACTTGGATCATCGTCCAACTGGACTAGCAAGTCATGCCAATGCTTGGTTCTTGTCTTAACATCGATTCCAGGAAGGTCACAAGATCCACGCACTGGACGAATGTCTTGATACAAATATTCCTTTAGATCAAGATAGCATCCCACTGCCATCTCGCCGGCTGCACCAATGAGATGCATCGTTTCCGCCTCCAGGCCGCTCACGGGAGCATTGTTCCGACCTCGTAGGTCCCTCGCCACGTTGGCGGCCTGCCTCCTAAACCCCTCTGCCTGCGCCAGCAAGCGCTGCTCTTGGGTGAAGATGAACTCAACCATTAAAAAAGGGGGCGTTGCCCCCAGCCTAGCGATAGCCGTGGATCATGCCACTGGCATAAAGCAAACTTTTGTTACGCCAGCGCCCGCGCTGGTTAGTTGGCTGAAAGCTCCATAGCTCAAGTCAATGTCGCGACCAGGATGAAAGGGGCCTCGATCATTTACCCTGACAATTACAGATTTACCATTGCTGGGGTTCATGACGAGCAGTTTAGTGCCAAATGACTTCCATCTGTGAGCTGCAGTAAGTCCATAGGCATTGAAACGCTCTCCGCTGGCTGTAGTTTTACCGTGATAGCCATCTCCCACGCCGTAGTGAGAGGCAATAGTGCATTGATAATTAGAAGCCGCAATCGCCGAAGTGGAATGGATTCCAGATGCGGCAATTGCGGTAGCAAAAAGAATGGATTTAAGCAATAGTCAGAACTGAACTCAACACTACTGCCACCCAGTAGCCAGGCCCTGTTTTTAGGCAAGAACTAATTTGAAATTAGCTGGTTAGACACCATGCTAGCACGACATCGGGGATAGGCTACCAAAGCAGCTATAAGGCATTGTGATCATTAAGTTTTTTTAATTGAGTCCTGATCGACTTGACGCACAAATAGCCGATCGAAAGACCAATCAATGTTGGCGTTAATACACAACAAAGAGATACTAGCTGGCTCATTTATACTTGTCCAATTCGTAGGTCAACACCAGGATAATCGCAGCGATCAGGGAAACGTCAAACGCATAAAGAATACTGTTCAGTTCTTCCACGAATCATCAAGCATCTCTATTTTAGAGATTTCCAGATATGGCCATTCTGAGCTTGATATGTAAGCTGCATTTGTAGCTCCACATGCAAATAATATTTTACAGGTATCATTTGTGTAGTATATGTTATATTTATGCAGACTTTTAGGATAGGATTTAGACGGCTTCATTGTCAAACCTCATTCTGATAATAGTAATAGGTCGAGCTGTACAGAGGCAAAAAAGATATTTCAAGCAAAAAAGAAGGGGATAATATGCTTACCCCCAATCCGTTATTAAAACTCACCGAGCAGCAGAAAGAATAGTCAGAGTAGTACTTCTTTTCTTGCTTAATCCAAAGTGCTTCCACTAGGACCCGGTTTCCGAGTCTTCCCAGATTTTTTGTTATTGTCGTCATTTGCTTTATGTAAATCCTTCAATTTACATTCTAGCAAATGACCATAGTCCCTGGGTTCGGTTACGGCAACATTTTCAGCATTACATACTCCGCATTTTCCGTAATGCATAGTAGAGCAGCCAGAGGATGGGCCACTGTAAACTCCATCCTGGTACCACTTTCCGTATTTCGTGCCACAGTCGTGGCAGACCCAATCAGGATACTTTGTCATCCTTCATACCGATGTCGTGGGCGATTATGTCAAATTCCTCCGGGTCCGGTCCGATGATAAGATTTCTCGCAAAATCTCTACCAACAGGTACTCTTGCCTGTTTGCCGTCATCGCCCTTGCCTATTACGAAGGTATCAGACTGTGGATCGCGGAAAAGCCGAACATTGACTGGGATGATACTATGATAGCCAATTGTATCAAGTATTCCATTCATGCGTTCTACCACACCGCTTGACGGATGGCCAGAATACTTTAAGAAGCGATCCCCGACAGAGAGCGCGAGGTGAATGGGCTCGCCCTCTTTGTCCAGGGAGAGATCAAGTAGTTTGGTTTCGTAAAGAAAAATGGAAATACTCCGATCCTTGGATGTTTTGCTGCATTCGACCTTGGTATTGTGACATTCGTAAACGCCTGGCTCGAGGTTGTCGTCAACGAATTTATCGATCAATTCGCAAGCGAACAAAGTAACTGGGCGGTTTGCTCGGCGCAAGTCACGGCCAAGGCGATTGGCTTTTGCTGGCAAATGGTAGTCAACTTCCATGGGGCAACCCTCTGAACAAATTTCATCATAGCACTACATGGCGCCGTTACGGCAAGCACATATTTCTATTTCTTCACATGCTTGACATATGTGCAGTCATGTGCTAATCGCGCTGACGCCAGTTGTCCGATTCGTTTCGCTGGAACCATTCAGCCATGTCGTCTGGACTGGAAAACCCTCGACGCCCCAGCCTTTCATGGCCGAGGCCGCCGATGTCAAGCCTATTCAAGAAATCATCCATGCCATCATCAGGCATGTTGGGGTTTTCGGCTGTTCTCCTCGCTTGCCGCATCATGGTTGCTGCAGAGCGATTGGCTTTTGCAAGCTTTTCGGCCCATATCATTTCGTCAAGCGATACCTGCTCATTTAAGATGATTTTCCTGCAGATTTCTTCTAGGCGAATTCGATATTGAGTTGATAGCATCGTTGTGCCTCAGTTTACCTTGGAAAGTAATCCTCGAATAAGGCTATGAGCTCGCCAGACTTATTTAGGCTGGAAGTTGCTGCCTGCACTCTATCGTTAAGTATGCCCATAATATCATTCATAATGATATTATTATCAGCACAATCATCGAAGTATTTATCTATTGCTTCTTTTAGATAACGCCTTCGGTGCCACTCTGCCGAATATGGCCTATACATTAACCGGCCTCCATGTTCCAGGCGAGGTCATCATAATAAGTATCATCATCCAGCCATTGGCGAACTTCTTCGCACAAGAATTCAAATTCGAACAAACACCCGGCATCATCCGCTTTCTTAAGCATTGACGCCGGTGGTGCATGCAGAATGCTCGTAATTATTTCGGAAGCCCGCTTGAACCGATAATACCGATCTTCCATCGGGGTGGCCATTGCCGTAAGCTAAAACTGGTCACATACATTCTATCGATCTTACTGGTTTTTAATTCTGTTTTCTTTCTTCATTTGCGCTATGACTTCGTGGTAGCCAGGTGTCTCAAGCCCATTTCTAGCAAGGATTCCGGTCCAGTCTAGTCCGCGTCTAGCCTTGGATATTCCTTGTTCACTGGCTTTTTGGTTATCCACCAATGTCTCTCTGGCGCCATCAGTCGCGTTGAATACAAAGTCAGGATTTGCGTCCATGAATTTCCCCATTGGTCAACTGCTTCGACAGCGTAACTAGGGCAGCGAGAAGCCGCAATGTCTGGCACGAATCTTTTACCAACCCTGTTCCAGCTTGGCTCCTTGCTGCGCCAGGCCAACCGGCAGCAGGGCCAGGGCAACTCCTCGCGATCAAACAGGCGACAACAGGGTCCTAGCACCCTGTAAGCAAAATTGCCGCCTGGCGACTTTAACCACTTGCCGCACGGAAGCGGATGGGTCATGCAGACTTGAAGCAGCTAAGCGATAGCATTCTACCGTTTATAACGGTGGTACAATCGACTATGTATGGCTCGAATTCCTTAATAGTTTCTATCAGTTCCTCCGGGGAGCTGAAAATCTGCTCGATGATCGACTGACTGCCATCCTTTGAGTCGATAAAGCGATGAGCGAACTCAGGTTTGAAGTGAATTCTTGCGATAATCATGGTTTGCTTTCCTTTCAGCCAGTATAGGGAAACGTTTTGGTAAAAACTATTCACCTCATTGTTTTCCTAAAGGGTTAACGGTTGGCTGTACGGTTACTTTGCCTGACTGATTCGGCATGCCGGCCACTGGCTTCGTATCAGTTGCCGGAGCTGCTGCTTCTAAGGCAGCCGTTTCTTTGTCAATTCTTGAAATTTCGTCAACGATCTTAAGGTCTGGATCCAGGACTCCACCTCTCTGAAGTTCCGACAGCACAGTTTCCGTGCTCAGTATCTTTGCATTCCGCAGATTAACAAGCTGGGCTATGCCACTGGGATCAATTGGTCTATTGATGAGACTATCATTGATCACAATACCAGACTCTGGTTTGATGCTGCCAAGCTCGCCAGCGTAAGCGGCCCACAGCCGCATGACTGTACCAAAGGCACTGGTCTTATTACGAACCAGGGCCGACACTTGGGACGCAATTTGAGAGGCCCTCAGAGAAGCCTCTGTTGCAGTCTTTATATTCGCTCCATACAAAAAGTTAAGTCCAGAGCGATCCATTAACTGCTCAATGTGCGTCACTTCAGCCTGGTGTCGCTCGAGGCTTCTGCCTGTTGGCTCGGCGAAAGTAAATTCACCGCCCTCGCCAGGAAGATCAACGGCAGTATTGGGTCCAATCACCAATGGCGCGGGTCGGCCATCGGCTCCAGTGGGGGCGCCTTTCCTGACCGGAACTGGCATGGCACACTTGTGCAGCAGTTCGGTTAAATCAGATCGGCTTTGGTAATGCTGAATACTTAGCTCAGCTAGTCCATTCAGGGGAATTTCGCCTTGAGCAAACTTGCTGGTAGAAGCCCCATACCAAACAAGAGGTACTACGGGAAGCGTTGTCGCATACTGCTGGACGAGTATTTGATACCACTTTGTGCCTTTCTTCTCTAGTCTGTATTCCTCGACTAGGTTTGGCTTTAAAACATAATAGACTGGTTCAAGTTTTACTCCAAATCCAGAATCGTCAGGAACTTGCTTTATTTGTCTTATCGTAGCATGATGGATATACTCTCGTCCTCCTTTGTATTCGACTGTCCAGTTAACTACGTCCTTTCTCTCCACCATTACCAGATAAGGATGTCTGCCATCTCTTTGCTGGTCAAGAAAATTATTGCCGTTGTCAGTGCTTACCGGCATCATGTCAACCATGACAAAGACGCCACCATCTCTAATGGCAAGCTCGTCACAACGACCCCAGAAGCTTTGGATATTCGATCCCTGGAGATCAATGTCCCACTCCCATGTATTCATGCTGGGTGGAGCATCAGCTAGCTGAAATCTACCAAGCAGTCCAGCGTAAGCCTTTATCGAATCCCTGTAGATTGGGGTATAAGTAGATCTATCCAGTCTCGCCTGATAGGCAGATTTCGGTTCAGCCTGCTCTCTTGGCAGATACTTGGCCTTTGCAGACCCACGGTAAACCGTATCCAATAAATTCCAGCAATCTAAAGCAAGCTCGAGGCTTGGTAGAAGATTGATAAGCTCTGGCCGGTGATAACTGACCAGAGCAGGATTATTTGTCGGATGTACAACTTGCATGGGGCATCGCGCCTAAGGACTTTGCCGGCGTCACGCCTATGGCCTTCTTAGGATTCCCAGGAATACTAACTATTTCCTGTCGATTGCCCGTAAAGATCGACCCTAGAAGGAGTTACACCGGTATCTCCTTGATAATGACCACCATCCCAATATGGAGACCGGCAAGGAGCATCCGTTTTCATGAAACGGATTTGACCTATTAGGATGTCTGGCATCAATGGTAGCGCCTTGTACCGACAGACATTGACCAGTTCAAGTGTTATTATGCCATTGTACCCTGGATCAATATATCCACTCATTACATGTTCATAACCTTCCCTGCCTCTTGAAGACTTAAGCTGAAACTGCGCTTCAATGTCGGCGGGTAACTTCAGCGTCTCCCTTATTTCCGCGAGAACGAATTCACCAGGTGCTATTAAATAAGGCGCCGTTCTTTTCTGCCAAGCGCCATCGGGCATCTCGATATAAAAGTTCTCACCCAACCTTACGTCATAAGATGCAGGATTTAGTTGAGAAGGCTCATAAGGAGATATGAGTTGATTGTTGATAGAAAGTTCTTCGATTTGAAAATCAACTAAAGTAGCCATGACTAGCGCCGCAATTTTGTGTAATGCTCTTTTGATAGGTAGCCGCCGTTGCCTGTTTCCGCCTTTCTTGCCTTGACAAGCTCATCCCATTTCTCTTGCAAGGCATCAAGCCTATGATAATTAAAATGTTTAAAGTTGAAGTCAGTTGATTTACTATAGCCCACCCAGGCATCCTGAAAAGATAACAGGGCTGCCTGGACTCTCGGGCCGTAGTGGTCGTGTGATTTCCCTTTCAAGGCAAGGAGGAAGCGTGGTTACATTATACGATTATTTTTTCAATACTTTGCTGTCCTCAGAAAGGCATTTGTCAGAATCACAACCGGCCGCTCCTTTCAATTCATAATCAGCATTATCATACTTGGCTAATAAGTCAAGCATCGATGTCTCTTCCGGCAGAGTTGATCTAACAGCATTTACAACAGCCATTCTCCGCTCAAACGTTTCCTTACTGATAGGCTCAAAAGGAAGTCTTGGGAACGTTTCGTTTGCGTCGAAACGCGCAAGCAAGGCTGCAGAGATGTAGCCGCCATCCTTCTCGATATTCGAATGAATAAGCGAGCTGAGATCATCTATTTCGTTTTCACGAAATTCAAGAGTAGCACTCGTATTATGCGTGGTGTAAATATTCTGCACCATCATATACAGCCTCCACTGGGAGACAACAGGTAACTTGCTCAGATCATACTGATCACATCCAGGAATATTAGCCCAAGAGACTTCGGTGGGTATTTCGACCAGAACTTCCTGGACTCTCGGATCTGAAATGTCATCAAGCAAGTTGCCGTTTTCATCCCTGGCACTTTGAGCAGGAATGACGCTGTAGCCATGGTCGCGAAGGGCGCTGACAAGCGGATCATTTACACCAAATGTAATTCTTCTAATAAAACGCTGTGCTTTTGGCGGATGCCATCCAGCGGAAGCACCGGTAAGCAGACTTTTTGATCCAGCAGGCTGAACTGTGGTGAATCTGTTGGGAATCCGCAGGCCATGCTGCTTACAGTAATCAGTTACGCCTTTTTTAGCAGCATTCTTCCAGCGAGACAGGAATCTCTTTTCAGCCGAATAATATTTCGCCATTAGCTTTTCATCGCCACAGCCATCCATCATCCAACCAAGCCATTCAGCACCAAAGGCGTGAACAAAGAAATCAAATAAACCAGTAAAGCTAACACCAACAATAGGGTCAATTTTACGGCTATAGTTAAGCCTTTCTTGGGTGAATTCATGCTGCAAAAGAGCAGCAACCTGAAGACCTCCAACATAAAAAGCCTTATCCTGTAATTTAACGTCCTTAGGGTCAATTGTATTGAGATGTATCTCAGATAGATTGCAAAGATTATCTTTCAGAGCAATTTCTCCACAGGGGTTAAGACCGTACCTGTTCATTCTATGGTCAAGCTCTTTTTCGTCAAGCTCTTGTCCGTTTGTCTTGGCTATTTTAGCCAGAAGGCTGCACGCGTCTACTCTGCCTTGATTCGTATATACATCAAGGAACTTCTTGACAAGTTCTGGGGTGTCAAGGATATCAGCGTTCGCTCTAGCTATCATCTCTGGCACGTATTGGATAGCTCCCTCGCCAGACCAGAATTGCTTAGTGACTGAATGCTTGACTTCCTCAAGCGTAGGCTTGTGATGGAAACACCTTGTGTGATTTGCCATCCTGAGACATTCCTTTTCCGGATCGACACTCCAGTTACCCTCTTCGTCTTGAGTATACAGGTTATCTTTTACGCAAACAGCTTCCAGGTCATAAGAACTGAACTGGCGCATGCCGGCGCTACGACGGATGTTGCCGGCCACGACTGCGCTGGCAGCTTCATCAATCAGCAAGCAGCATTCAACTGATGTAAGCTTTCTGCCCTTCGCTTTAGACAGAACAAGACACGCCCGCTCAAAGGTTTCCTGTAGTCGAATAGGATTGGCGGTGCCACCAAACCCCTTAAGGGGCTGCCCGGCCTGTCTAATCTGGCTAAGATCGAGAATAATCGTAGCATCTTGCTTAGCTAGATCCTCATCTTCCCCGTCAGCTTCTCGGCCCATTGCTAGCTCGATAATGCCTTGATAGGCGCTAGCCCAGCCTTCCCTGGAATCACCAACGGATACAAGGATTACGGGCTTGTTATCTTGCACACCAGTTAGTTTGATGACTGTATCTTGCTGGCCGCCTGCCTCACTTTCGTTGTGCTTGATGACCTCTATATCAAGCCTTCTTACAACAGCAGGAAGCTTATCAACCACATCACTTTCCAGCACGGCGCCGGTGCCGGTTCCCATCATTGCTAATTCCATTAGCAATCCAAAAATGGACACATGGTCAACATGCATGGAGCAGCAGTTGTAATAACCAGGGAAATTATCGGGCCTTTCTGCCCATTTAGTTCCAGCTACCCAAAGAGCTCTGCCACTCGGGAAACAATGCTGCTTAAGGCCCATCTCGAGTGCCATTTGCCGCTGAGACGGGGTAAATTCACCAATCTCAGCAATGGCTGAGATTGTTCTGGTGATAGCTTCTTCGAAATTCTCGCGAGAGCCATCCTCCTTGCGCCGAGAATATGAACGATAAAAGACTGCCGGAGCCGAGGGAGCGAACGCGCTAAATTCTGCCATTTTTCTAAGAGATGCAAGGATAGATTACCACTAAAACAGGCAGTCTGATCTGGTCTTGATAACCAATTCAAGGCATGTTTCGTAGTCGAATTTGTGACCACTAATTCCTGCAGAAAGGCCAGGAATCATGTGAGCCTTTTCATCAAGCAATGATCCTTTTGATATTTCTATCAAAGCGGCGTAAGTGCTTAATTCCTTGGACGAATAGGCCATCCTCAGAAGGGACGTAGAGGTGCAGAGCCATTCGTTCATGCTTACTCTTCGCAATGCATACAAATACTTGGCTGCTTCGATTTGCTTGCATTGCGAGACGAGCATTCGGACGGCAATGGCCCCTATTATTGACTCAGAGGCCGGGGAGTTTGCCACCGCTACTTGCCTTGACCTCGATACTTCTTCTTTCCTTTCTTGGGACGGGATCTTAAGCCGTTTCCTTGCGTCGTCTTTTTCCCGACTTGCTCAATGGGACCCAGGCTGCCTGTCAGTGTTTTTTTATTAAGCTTTTTAGTAGCTGCCATCTCTCTCCCAAATGGGGATGAATTTGAACGCCGGCATCGGCATACCTAATTTAGCGAAGTCTGACCGCAAACGGAGGTACATTAGGTAGGCTCTAAACATTAAATAGTAATTAAGAGCCCTGGTTAGAAGCCATAGCCAAGCAAGCGTCACGCCATTACTTGCGTCGATTGGGAAAAGAACGATAAACGCGATAACTACCAGCAGATAGGGATAAACCTGTAACATAGCTTTATAATCCATGTAGGTACGAATAAGTCGCCAGCTCGGAGAACCCCCCGATTAACTGCATTTCACCTTGCTGGTCGACCTTGTATATACAGGGATAGGATTCCCAGTCAGGAGATTTTTCGTAAAGCAGTTCATACTCGACCTTGTAGTACTCAAGCAATCCTTTGGCTTGATTGCAATAAGGGCAGCCATCTTTAGTGTAAACAATGTACTTTGACTTTGGCATGCTCATAGCTCCTGTAAAGTTAGCTCTTGGTCGAGTACGTACCTTATATGCTCCATTATAGCCACGTTTTTTGTGACATTGATTGTTGGACGTACAATTGGTCTGAGCTGCCTTGTATAATGCGGCTCAGAAACAACGAGGACCGCCATCAACGTATCCTTCAGTAAGACACCACTGGAATGAATCTCAATCTCCCGCACTCTTGACCATGCCCACCTATAAATCGGCGATTGAATTTTATCCATTAACGGCCTACACTCATCTCTGACTTCCTCAAAGTGAACGTAAAGTCTTAGGAGACGCCTTTCAACGGTTATTCTGGACTGAGATGGACTTGGTTTTTGCCACAACTTACCAGATTTTACTACAGGTAGTGACTCAGCCCAGTTTTTGGCTATTTGGATCGCGCTGACCTGATCAAGCGCCAAGGCTTTCGATGCTTTATCAATATAATATTGCCTCAAGACAGGACTCTGTATCGACTCGACCAGTTTTCGTATTCTTTTTTCTATCTCAGAAAATCTAGCAGTGTCATTTCTGTCGATTGATGCGAGCCATACATCAAGCTGCCAATCAAGCCATGGGCTGGAATTCTCTATGACAGACAAGAAGTCGACCAAATGCTCCCTGATACATTGATCCGGATCAGTGCCAGCGGGGAGATGGGCTATCGATATTGTTATCTCGCCACGGCAGGCCATCGGCCCAGCAGTCTTGATGAACTGCTCAATCGCCTTATGTCCACCCTCGTCGGAGTCATAGCACAAGATAAATCTTTTTGTTTTTCTGGATAGCCTGCTGATTACTGCTTCGCTTGGAGCGCCGGTACCCTGCATGGCTACAACATTTGTAATGCCTGCCTGGTGTAGGCTAATTACATCAAAGTGACCCTCGACAAAGACGATTGAATCGGATTCTCTAATTGACTTTGCGGCACGATGCTCGTTGAATACAAGTCTTGACTTGTCAAAGTATTCGTTGTTTTCAGTGTTTTTGTATTTAGGCTTAACCGTATCATTTGTTACCCTGCCACTGAAACCTACCAGATTACCGATATGATCATGAATCGGTATGGTAACCCGATCAGCAAAAAATCCATTGTTGCTGTAACCCAATCCAAAATGGCGACAGGTCTCTGGCAATATGCCACGATTATCTATAAAGTCCCTAATTCTCTGGGCTCTCCTATCTTTCAGTAAAGCCCTGAATCCCTCCTGTTGCCTTTCAAGCTGATTTAGTATTTCCGCTTTACGTCTCGCTTCTTTTGCAGCCAACTCAGGGTCAATGTTTTCATATATGATCTGTACTTCATTGTTGATTGCGATTTTTTCTATAGCCTCAGCAAAACTTAGGCCACATTTAGCCTGTATAAAGCCAATCGCATCACTGCCCACCTGGCAGACAAAGCAAAAGCAAAAGCCTTTTTCATCGCTAATCGTAAGCGATGGATTTTTATCGTTATGCCATGGGCATAAAGTTACAGCCTCTCTTCCTATTCTTTTGAACTCTATGTCCTCTTTCTCTAAGACAGACAAGAATGGTAAATCTTTTACGGCCTTAATTGTATAATCGCTAATAGTTGATTTAGCCATCAGTTCAATGATAAGGCTTAGGCAGCCTAGCGGCCCCTGGCCAAAGCGCAATACCCTTTACAAAAGTTCTTTTGTCCTGAGGAAATTACAGAAAGAATTAAACAATCGAGCTGGTGGCTTCGAGGTATCGCCCTTATAATACGCAATCATAGTATTGATCTCCTTCTCCGACATCTGCTCAAGGACAACATCGGCCTTCAGCCGGTAATCATCCTTGAAGTCGAACTCTTCCGGCTCAAGTGGATCAGAAGGCATTGCCTGGTCTTTTAGCTCAAGCGGCGGCCCACTGCAGGCAGACCTGACTTCCTGCCATTCCTGAAGTGATATGCCTAGAAAAGCGGAAACCTCTAAATCGCTTTTCCCGTCAAATATCATTCGTCTTCCTTTTATCCAATTTTCGCGCATCTTATGAGATAAACGCATCGCATACGTTCTGTCTCTAACCCAATGCAAAAGCTCTCCCCTGATTGTCGGTGTTGCCAAGCTGGAGAACTTATATCCAGATTCAACATCGTAGCGATTGCAGGCCTTGCAAAGGCCAAGAAAAGCTGCCCCCTCGAGAACAGAATACTCTATTCCGGTAGTTCTCTGTATCCGCCAAGCCTCTCTTCTGGCTAAGTTAATATTAGCTATCGCCATCTTCTGTTGTTCAGGCGTAAGCTTAAAATCGAAAGGTTTTCTGGCCATGATTCAAGAATAGGGTAAGGCAGTACCTCGGCCCCAGCTAACTTCAGTCATAGCTGGCGCTGTTCGTTGTGACATATAATTTATGGCCATTGATATAGAGTCAACAATATCATCGTTCTTGGCAGCAGGAAACAGGCTGAACTCATTGACAAATGCATCAAGCCAAGGGGCGCTTTTGGGTAGGTAAACATTGCCGGCCTCAACTATTGGGATAATCCCGGTGGCTCTTGCTATTTTTGATTTTTCCGGTCTAAAGCCAATTAGGCCAGGGATTTTCTTTGATAAAATCTGATAAGCAGCATACCCAGATGCCGCAAGCTCGATTATAGTACCACTAAGATTATGGTTATTGTACATTCTTGACACAATTGCTATTGTGCCCATTATATCAGTTCTTTCTCTTGCCATGTCTAATACGTAAAACCTGTTGCCGGCCTGAGCAACAACCGACCCAACCACAAAGTCACTGTTTTTAGCATTTGTAAAAGTACAGTCAATGCTAAGCATTATCCTTTGGAATTCAGGCAATTCCGTAGAGTAGTCATAATACTGCCACCAAGAAGGATCAAACATATTGCCACCTTCTGGTGCAGGACGCTGCTGGTATAACGCAGCAAAATCCCTGGTGCCGATTGCCTCGCGAATACGCTCATATTCATCGATGCCATATCGTTGCGGACAAAGCGCCAATCCTGGCTCTTCGCGCCAGTCTGGGACGACTTCGCAATGAGATGGCAGCGGTGGCCGCGAACCTGGATCCTCTGATATCGCCGGCAGATCGAGTATCGTCCAGTTCTCCCGGCCTTTCTCTGAAACATTCATTTCAGACTCAATAAGCCGTCCAATAAGGTCATTCTCACTCCATCTTGTTTGAATGACAACAATAGAACCGACACCTGGCTCGAGTCGTGTATACAGGGTAGAAGTGTACCAGTCCCATAGCTTCTCCATTACCCTAGGGCTATCGGCATCTTCTCTGTTCTTGACGGGGTCGTCAATGATCAGAAGGTGGCCAGAGCGGCCGGTAATAGCGCCGCCAACGCCGGCAGCCCATAGCCCGCCGCCTCCCTGCGTACCCCAGTCGTTGACGGCCTGCTTATATGGGTCAAAGGTGCCACTGCCCTGTCTGTAGTAGTCCCTCGCCGATCTTGAAAATCCCTCAGCCAACTCGGCACTGTATGACACTATGCCAGTATATCTATCCGGATGAGCCAGGAGATACGCAGCGGGGAAAAGCTTAGACGACAGGAATGATTTTCCGGTTCGTGGTGGAATTTGTATGATCAATCTTTTGCATTCGCCGTCGATTATACGCTGCAACTGCTTTGTTAGCTCTGCATGTACTTTATAGAATTTATAGTTCGGTGATACTTCTTTTATGAACTTATGAAGAATGACTCGCTGGCCGGCTTCCTTCTTTTGGGTTTTTACTCTTCTTAACTCGCGAACCATTTCGCGGTCAGAAGCAGCCCTCTCTAGTAATCGTTTGCCAGCCCTAGTCGCCATTTATTCTTGATGTTCTTTTCTAATTCTATCGAATTCCTCGTCTCCTAGCGTTTCTCTGCAGCCAGCTAGTATTGCTTCCATGAAATCATTTTCAGTCCATGTATTAAATACAGAAGTTACAGGATGATTTTCGTCCCACTCAAAGGTAATGGAACCTCCTTCGTCGTACAAGACATTCATTGGGAAGTCAGGATTTGCGTAATTACTCATCGAGTGGGATCTCGTAGGCGTCAACATCTGTTACCTCTTCAACAGAAACTTTGTCGATTTCTGCCTCAACCATCTCTAGCATTTCGTTGATGCCAAGAGCGTTGGCCCAGGATTGACGCGATTGCTCGCTAATATTGGCAGCCGCACGCAGTAAGCCGGAGACCAGCGCCATTGGTACCTCCTCTCCTTCTTCTTCGGCTTTCGCGATACGCTTGCCAAGCACTCTAAGTAAATCTTCGGATACATTGGCCATCATCTTGGCCTGTCGCTCCGACGACTCCCTGAATTCTACAATTGCTTCCTTGTGATTATTCCTTTGAAATTTTTGCGCCTCCTTCCACACTATTGCCATCTGCCTTCTATCCCATTCAGCAGCACGCTTCTCCCAGTTGAACATTTCCGCCCACCTTGACAGAGTAACGTCGTGGTGATTGGTAATGCTGGCCAGCTCCTTCCATTCCCTGCTGCCCTGCAGTAAAAGGTACTTCTGGAAGCAAACATATTGGTCGGAACTTTCGTGTATCCCGGCCTTGTTTACGTTGTAACCTTTTCTGAAATTGAAAATAGGACCAGGCTCGCCCTTGGGCGGCTTAGCTTCACGCCATTCTGACACTGTTGGCATCTCGCCCAAGCGCTAACTATTATTCCAATATAACCGCCGATCAGGGCGATAGGCGTGCTTTGTACAGTCTTTTCTCCTCGTAATATTTCCAAATGTTAGGCGCCCACATCTGTAGCTCTGGTGTTAATGCTTCACAAAGCGCCTGAATTTCGATTTGCGCGTCCAGCTTGGATCTAAGGTCAAGAAAATGCAACAAAGATCTTAAATTAAAAGACACTACAAAGTTCTGACGAATGCATTGTGGCAGGAAATCACGTATAAGCTCCTCGGCCATGCCATTTTCATAATCAAATGCATAGGAGCGGCATGCCGTCAAAATGTCATCGCGCTTGACAGATCGCCAGGCTTCAGTTATCTCGTATTTCTTGCCAAGTCTGTTGGTATAAAGGCCACATGGCCTGATATAGAAAACGTCTTCAATATCGATCTCGCCATTCGCAACTTTCAAAACGCGCTTGCCTGTGTAGCGTTGCGATTGAACGTCCCAGGTCGTACCAATCCTGTGGGTACGAGCCTGAACCATTACATTATGGACAAAACCGCTGCATGAGAATGTGATCTGGGGATGCTCCAGGGGGCCCCAGTGCCCTCTATCGTTGGCCAACAGAGACTCGACCACCCATTTGCCGCATTCGCTTGGCGAAGGCGGCTCTAGCTCATGGACAGGGATCTCGGAGTAATCGCCCTTGGCCGCCTGCCAGATCACAAGCTCAGGGATAGGGTAACTCTGCAACTTGACAACATTAAGATTTGGGTCAAGAGCAAGTAGATCTTTTGCTTTAACTGGTCTCATTTGTCGAATGCCTTAAAAATTAATAACAATACAAGCATGATTATTGCTACGGCAAGGCCTATCGATAACGGTATCCATATTGGCGCAAGCACCCATAACCATGGCCAATTGATAAAGCCGGTGAGCTTTAATCCGATAAACAGAATTCCAAGCCAGCCGAGGAATCCCATCTGGGAAACATTTATCTCTTTTGAAGTGGTCATCAGAATAGGTCTCCTTCGTGAATGGAACCTTCGTCGGCTAGCGTGCGGTACCACGTAGGTAGCTCAAGCACATTATAAGATACTTTGGGCCTTGGCCATTCCTTGGTCCTAAGGCATTCCTTTAATATTTTTCTTGCTTTGTTGATTTGAGCAATACCTTCTGTCATCATGTCATCTGACACCTCGAAAACGCCTGTAGCCCAAGGCTCGGCTCTTTCGATGCCGATAAAGACGAACTTAGCTGGTTTATTAAAAGCCAGGCTAGCGGCCTCAGCGTACCAGGCAGCCTGAAATACATAGTTCATTCCCCCTACAACTTTTTTCAAAAAGGTAGAGAAATCAACTGAATCAGTTGTCTTAAGATCCAAGACAAGAAGATGGTCATCCATCTCGACCAGTCTGTCGAGCCTTCCCTTGCAGGGGATGCCATCCGCCTCCCAATAGATAGACAGTTCGTTGTATTTCCTGTAATCAGGTTGATCGGGATTAAACCAGTCGAATCTAGACAGTGCTTCTGCCATTCCCAGGACATTGTCATAGTCCTGTTTCGCTAAAATAGTCTTTCCCTTGTTTGAAGCCTTCCAGTCCTTCCCTTCTTTGGTATTAAAAGCTATACCATCTGGTTTCAGTAAAAACCTTTGGTTGAACTCATCATCACCTTCAAGCGCCTTGCAGTGAAGAGCCGAACCGACTTCCATATTTGTGGTAACAGGAAAGCGCCTTACCTTCGCTGCTTTGTAGTGAGCAGGACTTACCAGTATGTTCTTCAGGTAGCTCTGGTTTTCGCCAAGCTCTCTGCGGTAGTCAGCATCGGGCTGGTTATACGCGACGGCGGCCATGCATCGACCAATATGATCCACATTATAACAACCTTATCTCGATTATCCATTCCGATTTTGCCTTCGTCGCCTTCTCCCATACTATCGAGAGGCTCGGTATAACACTGACCCTGTCATCAGTAAAGATTATGCCTTGAGCTACATCCATAAATGCACCTGCTATGTTGTCGGTATCTCCTCTGCCTTCACCTTTTACCTTGATTGACAATGAAATAGGCCCCTCGAGGGGGCCCTCATGCCATTGTTCTTTTATTTGCTTCCTCATTACAGCCTGAGCTGTCTTGTAGGCAGGTGGCATATAGGCGTGGCCGCTCCTGGTGAGCCTTGGTCTAGCCTTGGAGAATAGGGGTTGCTTGATTACAATTGTATAGTCAGGCAAACTTGTCGCCTGATTTGTGCAATTCGAGCAAATCCTGCCCATCCGAACCAGGCAATACACTAGAGTCCCAATGATTAGGCGTTTTGGCGAAAGAATCAATATCTGTGCCGTCCCACGCCTGGCCAGCCTCTCTTTTTAAAGAGATTTTGAGCAGAACAAGGTAGCCTATCAGATCATTGATAACGTCTTCGTCATTAGCAAATAGGCCTACGCCTCTGGCAATTCTTGACAATTTATCATCAATTCTGACCAGGATTTGCTCGGTCGCATTCGCTTTACTGAAGACCCTCGCTGGATTTAGTGCAGAATCGCCATATTTTTTGTTTTTAGATAGAAGCAAGTTCTTTACATTGTCACAAATAACTGAGATTTCTTTTTGAGTTGCGGTGATCTCCATATCTGACAAGGAAGAGTCAGTCGTTTGCAACAGCTTGCCTAATTGACCTTGCATCGCGTACCGTTATCAATCTGTTACCAATACTTAGTCTAACAGAACAGCTATCCTGCTGACTGTGTACAACAAATCCCATACTCCATCCGGCGCCCATGTAAACTTGAACCTTCGATCCTCTCGGGAGAACGGGTAATGGGAAAGAAGGTCTAGACAGCCTGTCAAATTCGGTTGACTTTTTGCTTTTGGTTGGTGACATAATCAGGATAATTCTATGTACTGTGGTATTCTTTTGATTTGGTCTCTGCTCATTTCCAAAAGAACGTGCTGGGGCATCCTTGCGCCCATTGCAGCGACCCAAGATATTATTGTTGATATTTGATTTGAAGCAAGAACCCATAAGTCCATCTCTTCATTGTATCTTACTATGCCCTCGGAAATTAGTTCACCGAGAACTTCGTCTATTAACCGCTCCGCTCTGGTCTCCTCGGACCAGTCTTGCTCAAGCGGATCCCATTCACCGACCCTTAGATCCGACACTCTGCAATGTGGGCTAATACTAGAAAGTGCTTCATGAGGCCTGACCGCCCCTCTGTGGAGCAGGATGGCGATAATATAAGGCCTGACATGAGCGGTGGTTAATAGTGGCAAATCATCTATCAGAGTGCCCACACAGCCGGCAATGCCATCCATGCAGCACTCATCATTCGCCATGGTAGTAACTGTATCCATAGTATAAAGGCGGCCACAATGGCCGCCAATGAAACCCTCGGCCTTAGCGTCAGAAGGGCAGCTCATCCTCGACAGGGGCCGGTCGAGCCCCGCGACGGGCTTGAACACCTCCTTGAGTCTGGGCCTGGCCGCCGCCGCCCTGACCTTCATCGAGGAAGGTTACGGATGCGTTTTTAACGTCAAGGAAGAGTTTGTCTTGATAAGTGCGTTGGACGAGTTGACCGCTGACAGCGATCTTGTCACCGCGCTTGATTCGCTCACTGCAGATTTCTGCAGCCTTGCCACGCACTTCAACTCTATAGAACTGACCTTGGCGCTCTTCGCCTTGCTTGGCATAGACATAAGCGCGGTCGGCAACACTGAAGGTTGCGACGGTATCGCCATCACTGCCAGGGAAACGCGAGGGGAAGGTCTTCAAGGTAACTGCCGATTCACCGGCTTTACCAGTTACAGTACCCGCAATACTAATTGTAGCCATCGTTCCCGTTAAGGGGTTTACACTACATTATACCAATCCATTAATAGCCCTGAGGGACTTTATCGCGGAATCCTTCAAGGATTTAATCTTCTCGCGGGTGAGGTCATGCAAGCATGAAATTTGTTCCATTGTTATCCCGTCCAGGTAGTAAGACTTAATGATTTCTACCTGAATCTTGGTAAGACCAGCGTTTCTGATCATGTCCTCAATCTCGGCAGAAAACTCGCCATCATTTACTGATGTACCATAATGGCTCTCTATGAGAGTGCCAAGTGTCATTAAATTGTCATTATCACTAGAGATCGGCATGTCTAGTGAAACGAATGCTTGAGCAGCCTTTACCCTTGTTATCAAATCTAGGCAATACTGCTCATCGCGCTTGATCTTTTTGTCCTTGGTAAAAAGGACGCCATGCTTTTCGTAATGCCAACTATCCCTTAGGGCGTTCTCCGGCACATGAAAAATGCTGGATATCTTCATGTTATACCTGCTCACAAACGACCTAATCCACGGGTAGGCGTATGTTGAGAACTTATAACCAGCGGTAGGGTCAAAGCATTCGGCAGCCCTTCTCAGGCCAAGAGAGCCAACCTGCAAATAATCAACCGTCTCTGGACAGCCAAAGTTTTTCCTCGTTTTGCCATTCATAAATGAATTAACAAACTTGGTAACAAGCCTGAGATTATGAATGGTTAACTTATTTACATACTTTGCATACTGTGCAGATCCAGGATTAGAAGCCTTGATTTTCCTTGAAATGCCAAGGATCTCCTCTTCGGATAGGAGTTTATACCTACCGGCTGTGTTCATCCATGCCGTCAAGTCCTCCTGTCCTGAAGCCGAATTGGCCATGTGCCGTGTGCGTCCAACCGATGCTAGCAAAGGAAAAGGGCCGTCTAAGGCCCTTTATAATCTCTTACGATGAGGCCATCAAAAGCTTTTGCAAGCTGTTCTGCGGCCCAATCAATAGAGAATCCCTTGAATTCGATTCCCTCATCAAGAAGACGAGGGAATCTTGGGTCAATCAGTAATCCTCCGGTTTCGGCTTGCTTGTTGTCTTTTTTGGTGCTTTGCTATTCTGTGCTTCCTCAGTAGGGGGCTCTGCCTTTGCGTTTTGCTCGGCAACCCATTCTACCGTTTTACTTGCCAGTGTTCTGAGGCCTCCTTCGTAATTGCCATTGATCAGACTCAGGAGATTATCCGCTGCATAACTGGTAAGACCTTTATCAAGACAAGCCTCGAGGAAGTCCTTCTGGGTCGCTGACTTCTGGGCCTTAAAGCCTGCTGTAGTAGGACTGCTTGGAGCGGTTCCTGGCTCGTCATGGTAGCCACTTTCCAGTGGCATCTTTGCCCACAGCTCATGCCCCAAGCCAAATTCCATGGCAGCGGCCATACAGGAACCGCGTCTATGTGTGTCGGTTACGTCTCTGGCCGTGATTTTATCTAAGGGTATGGCATTGTTTCGATGATCCATGATGCTTTGCGGGTAAGCGGGCCGCACGGATCCATCGGTGTGGACAAAGCGAATCATCAGAAAGCCGCCTGAACCAGGGGCCGGGTGGACCCAGCCTCCATCACTGGTAGGCAGCATTTCAGGAGCCCAGCCAGGAGCGTGCTCATGCAGCAGGTTCATGGTCCTGGCCCAGTTTATGTAACTGGCCTTGTAGGAGCCACTACCAATGGTCTCAACTAAGTCCTGGGTTGCAATACCAGCGAGATTGGGTACGTCTGCCATTTTCCTTGTGCGGTTTCAATAACTATAGCGGAAAAACTCCGCGCCCATCCTGATGGAGGCGACTTTTTTTAATCTTTCATAGAGCAATCCGGTTCGCGTATGGTAGACGGTTCCGTTCGCGTATTTTTCGGCAAGCAGTTTCATGTTAGAGGCGTTCTGCCAGCCGTAGTCGTGGACATTCCTTAGTACATCAAGTGCGTTAAATAAATCGTCCAGGTCTTCATCGCTGAGAAGATTGATAATCTCTTCTTGTTCCATAAAACTATTCCTCCCTTTTTTTATTATACGTGTCAATCACCTCTTGTGGATCAATACCATCAGTCAGCATGCGCATGGCCAACTTGATGTCTTCTTGACTCTTGAATACTGATCGACGACTGACAGAGGTAACAGCTCTTGGTCTCCCCCTTGCTAATCGCGTGGGCTTGCACTTCCTCCTGCATTTCTTAACCCAGTAAACAAGCATCCAATATTCGTAAATCCCTAGTGGCATCAGGATTTCCCAAGCCCAGGTGATTGTCTTCCCGCCATGGACAACGGCTATGGCGATAGAGCGACCTATTTCGGGCCACTCCTGTTCAGCCAGGGCCTTCTGCTCTGGAGTCAGGTTCAGCCGTTTGTTGTGCGATCTAACCATGACCACAGTGTATGGGACGCGCCAGCGGCCCCCTCTATCTTTTCTTATTATTTTTTCTTTTCAAAGGGGAGTTCTTTTTAAGTGTCGCGTCGTGCAACGTTTTTCCGGTGTTATGTTGCATGACGCAACGTTCGTGTTGCACGGTGCAACGTGCCATGTTGCACGACGCAACACGGTTTTGTTGCATTTTGCGCGTTTATCGTGGATTTGTTGCACGACGCAACGCGGAATGTCGCAAAGTGCAACGTTTTTATGTTGCACGATGCAACGTGGTCACCAAAATCTTAACATAATTTAACCGTTGGTCGTCGCGAAAACAACAGATTCCCTTTTGTTGACCGGCCATCAGGTGTCGTTAGGTTGTGGGGCAGCGACAACGGCCTCATGAAAATCTCCGTCTCCAAAGACGCCGATTGGGAGCCGGAGGTATATGCCAAAGCGCCTCTCGAGCTTCTGTTGTGCGAAGAGCTACAGCCAAACACCAAACTTCTTTGGATTGTCTTAGCTAATCAGTCGAAATTTGGGCCAGTAGATAAATCAGTTCTTGATAAGATGATAGGTATACACAGGTCAACAAGAATTAGATGTATTAAAGAGTTGCGCGAGTTCGGGTTAGTTAAAGGCACCGAAGAGCATCTTATATTGATCAATCCGGCTCCAGTGCTTCGCAAGCTGATAGAAAGCACTAACACAGCTAGAGCAGAAGCTCAAAAGGAACTGCTTGGCATAACAATGGTCTCAGAAATAGAACCAAAGAAGACGCCAAAAGCTGAAAAGATAAACTACCTAGAGGCGGCTAAAAATGCCTGGAACGCATACAGGCCAGCCAACTACTCGAAGGTAAATGTAATGAGTAGCGAGTTGATAAAGGCGATAGATTCTCACATAACTGCATTAAAACTGAAGCCTCATTGCTATGAAGAATTTTTCTCTGTCCTCAAAGTAGGGGTTGAGCATTCACCTTTCTGGTCGAGGGAGAACTCGTCCAAGAACCTTCAAAGCATTATTGGTATTGGATCACCTCAATCCAAGAAATACCAGAACGTATATATGTTGTACAATGAGGGGTTGAATCACGAAAGGGGCGAAGCGCTGCGAGAAGCCGACAGGAAGGATGAGCTTGTAGTAGCAGCGAAATACAGATCACTTATTGATGATTATGATGAACTGCAGTTCATGTATTATGAGTTGTCTAAGAATGATCCGGCTAGCCTACATGTACTAGATAGCAGGATTATAGAAACTGAAGAACGCCTGAGGGACGCTAAACTGGATCCAGCACGCTTCAGGATGAAATACCAAATCCCAACCTGGCCGACCGATGTTCCTGAGCCGGAAACCAGCAGGGAACGCTTCTGGCGTTATGATGACGAGAAGTAAATGACTGAACTACCCTTTTATCTACAAAAGGCGGTCGACCTAGGACTGCTCACCGAAGAAAACGGCAAGATCGTAGCCTGCAGGACTGATTATGTCCAAAAGGCTACGGAAGTGGCTAGAATAGTCGATAAGCTGCAGCCGACATCGGTACAGGACAGAGAAGACACTACTTCTCAAGAAGCTATTGTCCTGAGCCGCGTATTGTCGTCGCCGCCTGGACTTGCTAGGGAGCTGTGGGGACAGCTTAGAACAGGATTTGGCATTGGCCACGGCCAACTTGTCCCTCTTGGCCTTTGGTCTGATACCCGTTTCAAGGCAATAGCCAAAGAGATAGATCTAACTTTTATCGGAGACAGGAGCGGGCAGATAATCTCCAAGGAGTCTATCATAGCTAGCTACACTAATCTTAATAGTTCGTCAAGGATAACACCTGTAATATCATTCAATCAGACGATTTCCGAACTATCTGATCCAGAATTGGTTAAAGGTTACGGAGATCCAAAATCAGAATGGGATACTGCTCTTGACGTATTGAAGCAAGTCAGGGTAAGAGCATTATATCTTGACACTCTGCATAACGCCAAGCAAAACCTGAAGGCTGATACGAAGCTAGAAGAAGCCCTCGAATACCTGCAGCAGCAGGCCATGGAAGGCGTCGGAATGATGCGTGGCAGTATTGGCAACCAGGGCCAGGCTGTAGGCATGATAGAGGCGATGATGGGCGATCCTGGTGGCCAAAGAATGAATTGGATGGATAGGTTTTCATCTAATATCTGCCAGAAAAGGCCAGCATCAACAGGTATTGCCGCATTCGATCTTGATATAGGTGGAGGAGTCTCATTCCCTGAGCCACATCGCCTGTTTGGAGGCCGTCTAATGACAATAGCGGCTAGGACGAAAGTTGGTAAAACTGCCATAGGATGTCAAGTTGCCACATCGCTAGCAACTAAGGGATTAACGGTTGGCTATATTTCTGCAGAACTTGACTACGATTCTATAGAGCCACGACTGATGTCGTCTCTCAGTAGGAAACTTCTCGGGAAGCACGGCTATCACTGGAGAGCATCTGATGATAGACTTGGATATGTAACGGTAAGCGAACTTGTTAGCCCAAATGAGCAAGACAAGGAGGGTCTAACCAATCTAGTGGGAAGCCTTGCCTTTGCCTTACAGGAGACCAATGGCAAGCTTTTGGTCGAGGCGCCTTGGGGAGCTTGTGCCAACACAGTGGTCAATTCAATAAGATCAATGAAGGCAAAGAACCCAGACCTTCGTTGTGTCGTCTTGGACCACTTTCATGCATTATCTAGACATAAAGGCGCCCCAAGGGATACAGCCGCTATGCTGGAAGAAAGGGCGTATAAACTAATTACAGTGGCAAAAGAAGTAGACATTGATTTGTTTGTCCTTGCACAGATGAATCAGGTCGGCCTCAAGTCAGAAAGAAGCAACGTATCAAACGAGGTGAAAGAGCCACAGCTAGATGAAATTCGTGGCACCGATGCCCTCAGCCATGTATCGCATGCCGTATGGCTTATTAGGAAAAATAAGGTAGCTGTCGAGGGTAGACCGTCAGAGAACAAGTTAGAGGTATGGCATGCCGCCGTCCGGAATGGTCAGCATTTCTGGGAAGGCAATCCGCCAGATGAAAGATTAGTTGCCGTGCGTAATGATGTTCAAATGTCACTCATACAGTTGGACTACCCCACTCAAAGCTTGAAAAATGACGATACAATGCAGAATGTAAATGTCGTAAAAAGCTCAAAATATCTAACATGAAAAACGGTTTATACGATCTTCTAGTTGGAATATTTGAGGGCGCATTATCCGCCCTGCAGTATTGCGGCAACTTGGTACTGAACGTACTTAGTTCAATATTTAATTTTGTATATACGGCATTTGCTTCCCTGTTCAAGGGCATACTTTGGCTTGTTGACAAGGACAGAGTATACCACGCTGAGCAGGTTCTCGACCAAGAGGATATAGGCAATGAGTTAAGTATACTCTGCCAAGTTTCCAGCGTGAAAGAGGATGCGCTGCGTAGAGGTACTTGGACTTCAAATCACTCTGAGGCACTAAATCAGCTCAGCCAGCAACTCTATAGTAATTGTGATTGGAGCAAGGATAAAATACACACTTACATGAGAGCAATTGTTGAAAGCATTCCCGGCTTATCTTATGTTTCGGGGAATGATGACGACGAGGATGACGACGATATGATAGATCTTAACGTTTAATCGTTAGCATTTTCTAACCAGTCTACTATGCCTTTGTGTCGTATGTACATGCCGACAAAGGCGCCTCCATGTTCAAACAAGGGTCTAACATAGTAGACTATCTCACCAGTTTCTGGATGGATATGCTGCGTTGGCTTCAGGGCGACACCGGTCGACTCTAGCGTATAGCCATTGAACATGTAGCCAGGTAGAAACGGTATAATTGTTTGCATTCTCATTAGCTGTTGCCTCTTAAGTCCCAGAACCATCCATCAGAATCATTCTGAACTAACCACCGCTTCATTAAGTTCTTTCTTGTATATTTTTGCATGCGGCCATCGATCGGCCCAGCCTTTGGATATCCGCCATTCTGTAGATCTAATTCGCCAAACGGATCATGAACATAGAAGTATTTATCGTCGTATCCAATTAATGTAATATAATGGCCACCGCCAGACGGATTACTTATTGAACCTTTATGAAGTATCCCGATGGGAATAGGGCATCCCCCGTCAAGAATTTTTATTAGATCTTTCTCGGATCCATTCATCTTGAACTCATACTTAAAACCTAGCTGGCTTAATGCTTTACAGTGAGCTGACTGAGCAACAGTATCGCCATATCTTAAAACTAAGTTCAGGTAGTCATCGTCATCAAGTATAGCACTAGGCTTGAAATATTTGATGACCATTGCAATAGCAGAAGACTGGCACGATCTTTCGCCGTGACCAGTTTTTGAATCGCGCTGGTAGAAATAAGGGACAGAAAGCGGAAACTTTCTTAAGATAGTAGGCTTTTGCGCAGGTTTCCTGTATGCGGCAAAGAATTTAGATAGCTGCTCTTTTGTTAGCATAGACTGCAGTAGTTTCCATGCTTCAATCTGGTGTGGCAATCTTTTGTCATATTCCACCGCACTGTTTAAATCCATGGTTGATTTTAATTCAGTTGACATGCTTTGACCTTTGCTAGGAGCGGTGTTGTTATCCATTATTTTTATAAGCTTTGCCGCATAACTTGGGTCGGTACAGTAGCCCTCTGTGACCAACATTTCAGCAGCTTTGTTTCTAGTGGCTGCATTGTTTACTCCTTTGTATCTTCCGGCGTAGTCTTTATACCATCTATCTACCAGGTACTTGACACATTCTTCCGGAGTTGCAAAATTCATGAATTCGTCAACTATCTCTACCTCTTTCCCGTTGACGTATTCAAGCGTTTTCTTTTTGGTTCCTTTTCCTTTGATACCAAAAAAATTATTGGTACCAGTTGGCAGCGAGCCCCAGGAACTCTCAAGGGCCCATTGAGCTGCGCATAGTTCGGGAAACTTTGCTCCAGATTTATTAGCTAAACTAGCTATTTCGTGCCAGCTAGTGACTGACATTTCGTTGGACTCAATTCGCCCAATAGTTTACCTTACTTGTTCTTTATTGGTTGATTCTGGTTGAAAATGAATACGTGCATTATTGGACAATACGTCTAATGCAAATGGCATAACGATGCCAATCAAGATCGCAACACCAATGGCTTTATTTAGATTTGCCTCTAAAACCCGAATGCGAGTAAAACAAGTATCGATGTCGCGGCTAAAATCAGTCATCTTCCCAATCAGCGCATCAAGCTTCCCTTCAAGGGTGCCCAATCTATGGTATATATCTTCTTGGGATACCCCTTTGGCTTCTTCGGGCATTTAACTGTTATGGGCTATTTTTAGAATTCCTAACTTAGGCTATTCTCGTCTCCTTCTGGCGGAAGTTACCGGCTCTGCCGCCGGCGGGGGAGAAGGACTAGAATTCCTCGAATTACCGGACCGCTGATTATTGGATTTATTGTTTGCCTGTATTGGATTATCGGTGATATAAGCCCACAGTGTCGTGACAGCACCGCTGCTTACGGTGAAAGCCTGAGTCCACTGATTTCCGCACTCTTTATTGCCTCTTATCTCGCAATTAACTACTCCAGCGCTAGCCATTAGCATCATATAAGCATAAACAAAAAATATAAGCCGGAGTATCAGCCTTGGCGAAAAGTCAGATTGCATCTTTCTAGCGCTTCTTTTGCTTGGTAGAACCCTTGCCTGGAGCAAGCCTACCATTGTTCCCATGACCATTCCTGGCCCTATTTTTACTGGGATTTTCAAGTTTAAATCCTCCTCCCGCTGTGTGGGAAACATCAGGGCCGCCTTTGCCCATTATTCCTCTTGCCCTACGCTCTCTGGCAAGTTCGGCTCTGTAATCCTTTCTGTCTGGTTTAGCATTACGTTTTTTATCGTATGCCAACTTCTTCTTATACGCTTCCGGGTGGCTGGCGTAGAAATCAGCAGTACTGCGTTTCTTGGGTGCCATTATTTCTTGCCTCCCTTTTTGCGGGATGAATTACCCTTAGGCTTTTGCCCTTCCATCGGTTTCATGGATTTTCCTTTTGACTTACTAATGGCTTTTGCCAGAGCGTACGGAAGGGCCATCGAGCTCAAGATGTAATAATATAGTATCCCTACAGATCACTGCCGTCCAGATTCTTCTGACATGGCTGGTAACCAGGAGGGCCAAGACTGCCATCGCTTACGGGATCCGTTATTTCTCTCCGCATGACCACCGGGTGGCAGCCCCGAAAATCTTCGTCAAGATTAGTTCCATCCTCGAGAATCCTAGGCCCAGCGCTATAAGTAAAATCAGTCATTCGATGCCTCAAGGCAGGCGCCAAGGATCTCAGACTTTGTCGAATAGGGATTAATTGCGATGCTGTTCGCCGAAGCATACTCGATCAGTTGATTCTTGGTCATATCCGTTAGCACTGGACCATCGGCTTCTGCTTCGCTCTCGGGCTCTGGCTCGGGCTCGGGCTCGGGATCAACGGGAGTGATAACTTGCTCTTCTCGCGTCGCTTCAGGAGTAATAGCTCCCCCTTCCTCGCTCGGGCCCGATTCGGGTCCCACCGCCTTCCACCCAAACTGGGTCAATTCATCTGCAGTTACAGTGTGATATACGAGGCAAGTTTCTCCATCTTTCTCGAAGACGATAGGCGCATTACGAAGATACATGACAAAAAAGGGGCGACCAAGATCACCCCTTATTATTCCTAGTGCTATGTAAATCAGGCGACGTTATCGACAGCATCGAGATAGCACTTGCTAAGCGTGCCGGTGCCGCCAAGGGTGTAGCTGATGTTGTTGTTGGCGTCACACAGGGAGCCACGGATGTGGGCAATACCAACACCGTTTGCATCCAGGTCAGCGGCCTTGAACACTACAGTTTGACCACCAATGTTGACGGTAATCTTGTTGGTGCCTGCATCATCAATACCGGATGCGCCGATAACGACAACGCGGATGGTGCGGATCGACTTGAGATCGATGGCGGCAGCAGCGGAAGTAGCGGTAACCTTGAGGGCGCTATCCAGATCAAACTTTTCTCTGGGGAATACGCCAGTGGAACGAGCCATTGCAGTAAAAGCGGAGAACAAACAGATCCGCCCCGTAGAGTAGTGGCGCGATCTAAAATAGTTTACCTAACCTATTTGCGGAAAATCATTGCGTTCTGGATGAACCATCCCATATGGTAACCATTTGATAAATGCTCAATCATCTCCTCCTCCAGCTCTAGATCACGCGCTAAACCATTCGCTTCCAGTAATTCTTGCCAGAATTCCTTTGGCTGACAGTTGATATGACCAACACCACCCTGGCCGGGATGCGCAGCAGACCATATTAAGATCCCTGGTTTCCTGACGCTATCACATACAGAGCGGGCAACGTCTGCCGACAGTTCTTCGTCAATATGTTCAGCAACCTCGAGACATAATACCAATTCTGCCGTCGCCTTGTTGTCGAACATACTGCGTTGATACAGATGCGGTATGTTATAGACGCGTTCATCAATATCAATACCAATGGCCTCTAGTCCGATATTGCGAAGCGAGCGAACATATGTTCCAGGACCGCATCCAATATCCAAGCAATGAACTGGACCGATATTTTCTTTTATCCATGCCGCTAAGCGATCAGCGAATGGTTTTTCTTCTGTTTCGATTTCCGTATAATTAAAGTAACTTACCTCGTACCATCCTTTGCGATACAGATCATTTAATTGTCGAAAGATTTTGTCATATTTAGCACCGCACGCCTCCAGACTGTACTTGGCGCGGGCAGTATCAGCAATAAACCTCCGATCCAGGTCATCGACCGCATCAGTCGCCTCTAACCAGTCCTGCAGGGTATGACAGCGGAATCCCATGCCTGGCTGCACGGTTTCCGTCATCGCCCCGTAGTCCACCGAGATGACAGGCGTCCCGCACAGCATCGCCTCGACAGCCATCCCGCAGAACGGCTCAGTAAACACTGTAGGTGCCAACAGGGCCTTGGCACCACCCAGGAAGTTACTACGGGCACGACCGACAAGCGGACCTTTATATTCGATGTTGGGATGAGCCCATTCGGACGGATCTCCCTGGCCGTGGAGCACGATTGGATATTTCAAATAATCCGCCATGGCACGCAACGTATCCATGCCCTTCAGGCTTGTGATACGCCCCAGGAAGGCGTAGTATTGACCAGGCTCGTAGCTCGGATCCCAGTCGTCCAGGTCGTAGTAGTTCGGTACAACCCATTCGTAGTTGCGACCGTTCCTGTTCTCTTTGCCCTGGTGGTAATGCATCCAGGCATAGCTCTCGAATATACGAAAACTAGATGGCATCAGTGTGGGATAGCCGATGCCTGTTTCAACATGTTGGTTGTTTGGGAACTCTTCCATCAACCGCTGGTGGGCATGGCCGAACGGATGACAGATGATGTCTTGAGGCTCGATGCGGTGACGCATCTGTTCGATTAGCCTAGACTCGAATGCGGTATGACCAGCACTGCCGATTGTTGCGTCATTCCCGTGGAAGTCAGTTGACTTACGAGATCCATACAGCGCCTCGAATTCCTTCTTTGACAGAATACAGACATGCTCGTCGGCCGTACTGGAGCTGCCTTCGTTGCTGTATTCGATGATATGGTATCCGTATTTCTGTAGCATCTTCGGGAAGCGCAGTGCCTTCCCGGTAAATGCGCAGTGGGAATATTCTTGCGTGTGCTGTGTATGGAATATGCCAACTAAGTGTAGGCGCATGCGCTCGTCTGAGTCTGTCCACAGTATAACGGGCTACAAGTAGACTGCGATAATTTATTGTTACCACAATTTTCTTATCAGGCTTTCCAAATTCCGGCAACTTTTACATATACATCGGTTGCCGGCTTCCATGTGCCATTGTCTTTAACGTAAATAGCACTGACTTGCTTCCATGCGCCTGTCGCATTTACATAAACGTTAAATCCCGTGGCGCTTACAACAAACGGTTGACCTAAGTAGGCAATATCTAGAGATTTGGTGTTAAGGCTACGGGCTTCAACTTCGACAAACGGTTGCCCTAAATATGCTATATCCAGGGTCTGCAGGTTGTTTTTATTCGGCAAGGGCATTGTTCGCCTCCTGCATTGCGACGTAAGCCACGGCTGCGTCTTGAATTTCTTCCATGGTTGGGAAGTGATCGAATTTGAAGAACTGGGCTTCTGTTTCGCTGATGACAACCCTGGCGTACCACTTGGCAGCCAGGTCTTGCTCTACGGCGTGAACGTAATAGGTCATGGCTCTTAGGCTTGTGTAATGGTTAGGTCATCAACCCAACCTGAATAAGTGATGCCACCAAAAGCTTCAACAGTAATTTCAACTACGCCTGTTTCAGTCGGAGTAAAGGCAATGGTTAGCTGCTCCCAGGCATTGACAGCAACTACGGATGACTTTACGTCATTGGTAACACCAGTGATTTGATTGCCTTTACAGACTAGTCGCATTGTTAGGCCACTATTGTCACGGCGCATCCAGGCTTTCACTGTTACCAAGCTATTAGCGGCGCATGCAACTTTAGCAAGACTAAATATTATCGGATAGTTTGCGCTACGTTCTGTATTTGTTGGTTGAATTTTCCAACTAATCCCACTGCTAGTATGAAACTGGTCTGTAGCAGAGCTAATTATAGCGCCACGCATAAATATTTTGTGATTTCCGATTGTCTGATCATTGTTTTGGGACGTTGTTATGTGACTTGCATACGATTGATCAATAAGCGTATTAGTGTAGGCGACATTTTTAAGATAATAGGAACCAAAAGCGGGGAAAAGAAAACTGTACCCACTGTTATCTCTAATAACTAGGTCAGATATGTATGCACTTATGAGTCCTTGACCAAAAGAAAATCCGGCGAGGTTATTTGCAATCAAGGCCGATGGATTGCTTCCTTTTAGATATAAAAGTGGATTATTATCAGCTACAGCAATTTGAGCATTACTGAGAAAACCACCACTGACTGTAACATCAATACGCACCCCTCCAGTTGCAGTAAGCGCTTGACTGCCTGATGCAACTATAAAACCGATATTTAAGGTAATGTAATTTGAATAGTTTACGAGCACCGAGTAGTAATATGCATTAGTTAATGAGACAATATCAAGAATAATCCAAGAGGCAGAAGACGCTGATATATTCGCATTAAATCGAGTAAATGCAAACTTTTCAAATATTAGCCAATTACAATTATCTGCATTTAATCCTGTCCCACTCCCATTCAAACCATCAAACCAGGTCTCCGAAGTCTGTAGATTCATATTGGTTCTATCCCATCCACCGCTATATATTGTAGGATTACCGTTAATACCGTTTTCAAATCCCGATAAACCAGATCCGCTAGATGCTAAAGGACCAAGTTTTATCGCTTCTCTTTTCCATGTTGTTACCGTTTCGCTAGTACCATAGTATCCACGCAAAGTAGAATTTGCTGGCGAGAAAGATACGCCGTTATCGAGCATTACGCGAGTACCATTGATGCTTTGAATGCCCCAAAATGTTTCATTTGTAGTATTTTTACCAATCAGACTGGTAAGCGTTAGGCTATCTGGGGCACTGCTGGCCTTACAGGCAATGATATTAGAAAAACTAAAAGTTTGAGCGCCATTATCAGTATTGATGTAAAGAGCAATGCTCTGAATATTGCTGCCAAGATTTACGCCTAAGTCTACAGTTATCGGCGTCCAACATTGAATAGCTCCAAGATTTGGGATTGTGATAATGTTAATCGCTGTCGTGCCAGTTGTATCTGAGCAAAGGCGTAAATCAATTGAGCCACTTGCTCCAATCGTGCCACTTTCTTGTTTTATCCAGAAACTTACTTGCTGATAACTAGATAGATCAAGGGCGCCTGTAGCCCAATATGCCGCATTGCCAGTAGTAAAAACACTATTAATTGCGATACGGTCGAATAACTCTCCTTCTTTGGCGTCAGAAATTCGTGAAGTGGTGACATTCGTAGATGTACCTGTCCACGCTGCGCTGCGTACACCGGTACTAGCAATATTTTTAGTAACAGGAGTTGTTAACAAAACTCGACTGCTAGTACGCAGATAAGCATAACCGGCACCACCGCCAGCACCGTTTCCCGTGCTACCATTAAGAGTAAATGTATTTGGGCCGGTACTGATAATTTCCCAAGTACCGTTGGCGTTAGTGTTAACTGTATGACCTGAAATCGAAACTGTGTCACCCGTGGCATAGCCGTGCGCAGTGCAGTTAATTGAAATTGGAGCAGTATTTGTGCTTGAATTAACTTGTTTTGCATTCTGAGATACGCCGCTGCTAGTCCACGTTGCGTTTTGACCAAGGTTCGTGGGAGCCGCGCTTTCTTTTACGCGAATAGTATCACCAGGAAGTGTCCTTAATGTAGTTGCTCCAGTTGTAAGTGTTTTCCAGCGACCGCCAACAAAATATTGACGATCTACTGCCTGGTCTGCTAGCGCCGTACCACCAGATATCGCAGCAATTGTAAGCGAAGTGGATGATAACCAGGCCGTTATATTGTAAACCGCATAGATACTACCGTTGAAAATACTTAAATATTGGCCAATCAGAGATCCATCATTCGGGAACGACGCACCAGCGCTACTAAAAGTTGTACTGGTAATACGACCATTTGCGCCCTGCGCTAGCGGAGCAAAACTGGTGCCACCATAATTATCGTTGCCGTTTTCATAGTCAACATACAGAGTAGCCATGCTTTACCTCAAGCGGTGTACTTAATCCAGATGTCGCCATCTACGCCGCCACTCGGATCGGCCGTGCTGGTAGTGATATTATCCCTGAGTGATGGGCCGGTTGCACCAGTCGCACCGACAACACCCGTAGCTCCAGTAACGCCGACAACTCCTGTAGCGCCAGTAATGCCAACACCGGTAGCACCGGTTTGTCCAGTAGGCCCAGTCTCACCCTGAACACCGGTTGGCCCAGTAGCACCAAATGCTCCGGGTTCGGCAACAGGCGTCCAATAAGCAGGATCGGTCGGCGGGTACCCAGGATTTGGCTCATTTATCCTGTAATACGTGCCACCATTGTAGGTGACAACATCGCCAGGGTAGTAATCAGCGCCATTGTTATATTCACCAACAAAATTCCACAGCGCATCAGCGCCTGTAGCACCAACAGGACCCGTGGGTCCAGTGGAACCATCTGGACCAGTAGGGCCATTGGGGCCTGTGGGACCACTGGGGCCGGTAGGGCCATTAACGCCACTGGGGCCTGTGGGGCCCGTAGGACCGCTTGGACCAGTTGGCCCGGTAGATCCATCAACACCGATCGTTCCGCTTGGTCCAGTGGGCCCCATGGGGCCTGTAGCGCCTGGTGAGCCCTGCGGACCAACTACTCCAATAGTTACGGTTTCGGTTACTGGAGATGCCTGCAGTTCAATAATCTGCGGCGGATCCTCACAGGAACACGAAACGTTTACCTGATCATAGGTTGTTATTACAACAGGATCAAGTTCAGGCATTGGGATCAGTTACGCCAAGGTCAAGAATGGCTGTGCCTTCAATCCAGTAATACCGCTCGTTATTTGGTTGAATAACCATCAAATCCCATATGCCGTTCTTCTTCATGTTTGTCGTATCCTGGTAATCAGCAACCAGATAAAAACTGCCGGCAGCCTGATCAATCCATTCAACAGTAAACTCAAATAGCAGCGACCTTCTCTTTTCGGACCATACTTGAGCGACTACTGTATACCCAGTGCAGTCAAATGGTAGCGTAAACGCCTGCCTGAACGTTGCACGCTGGTGAATAGTAATATCCAGGGACGCGGGATTCAAGGCGCTAGGATCGCTAATTCAGTATTCCAATCTAGGTGTATAACACAACGCGTCTTGGTCTTACCTCGCGTATCGCAAGATGAACGGCGGCAACGTCGTCCGAGCCACCAGTCAGACCGACGTTTCTTGGGCCTTGGCCGGCAGTCGTTTCTCTGACCATTGCAGCACCGAAGTTACCCGCGTCAATACTGTTCAGCAGTGTGCTGTTTGCACCGGCAGTTGGAGGTGTCTGCAGACCAGAATAAGTGCCTGCATAACGCACGCTGAAGGAGCCTGGCCAGCCATCTGATACGCTTTGCTCTACCAGTGCCTGGTCGGCACTGAGCAGAACGATACCAGCAGTATTAACTTCCGTATTATATAGAGCAGTTACTGTTGCTGCAGTTGCATACATCTGCACAGTATTATTTGTCCTGTTAACAATAATCGACTGGTTACCCGCAGGTAGGCCGGATCCCAGGAAATAAGTATCAATACGTCCAGGCTCACCGGCGGCATCAGAAGTAGAACCACCAGTTACTGCCGGAACCGTAATGCCGCCATATGTAACAGATGTTGCGGTAGCGGTTGCACTGTTCAGGCAATATACGAATATCAGTACACCTTGCGGAGTACCTGTTTGAGTATGTGTCCAGGTGAACGATGCAACACTGACGGCCGGTGCTGTGCCGGTTGTTGACTCACTTGCGGCGCTATGTGCTACGGCCATTAGTATTGCAGGGAGACATTAATTGAGTTAACAGTGCCCGAAACAGCAGTCGTCGTCAGCCAAACAAAACTATTGGCGGCAATGGAGGCAGCGTTGAATGTGGTTATCGCTTGACCAGTCGTAGTGTTTGTAGTCGTTGTGCCGCCAGTCACAACCTCCGTACCGGCTAACGAGAAATCAGAGCCGTGCCTGATTGAGAACGTAACACTAGGAGTAGTACCAGACAGAACAACGCGAATTGCGCTGATTGTAATTGCAGATGTCGTATAGAACATTGCAATCTTTTCTGCGTTTGTTGGGAATAGAACGCTAATAGCTTTGGGCGCAGCAACACCGGTTACGCCGGTAGCTCCGGTGGGTCCCGTCGGACCAGTTGGACCAGTTGGACCAGTCGGACCGCTTGCACCAGTTGGTCCATCAATCCCTGCAACGCCAGTTGCGCCGGTGGCACCAGTAGCACCAGATACGCCAACAACACCAGTTGCCCCGGTGATTCCAACACCAGTAGCACCAGTGGCGCCAGGATCACCAGTAACGCCAGTGGCACCAGTAACACCAACGACGCCGGTAGCACCAGTCGCTCCGGTAGCGCCAGGATCACCGACCACTCCCGTTGCGCCAGTGGGACCGGTAGCGCCTTGGATGCCGGTAGCGCCCTGAACGCCAGTAGCACCGGTTACACCAACCACGCCCGTAGCGCCCGTAGCGCCCGTAGCACCGTCAACACCCGTAGCACCAGTAACACCGACCACGCCAGTAGCGCCCGTGGCACCGGGCCCACCAGCAACGCCCGTCGCACCGGTAGCTCCATCGATACCAGCAACTCCAGTAGCGCCAGTGGCACCACTAACGCCAATCACTCCGGTAGCACCAGATACGCCAACAACACCAGTTGCACCAGTTGCTCCAGTGCCACCAGCAACGCCAGTAGCACCGGTAGCTCCGGAAACGCCAACAACCCCAGTAGCGCCACTTACACCAACAACACCAGTCGCTCCAGTTGCGCCACTGACGCCGATAACACCACTTGCGCCCGTCGGCCCAGCAACGCCGGTAGCGCCAGTCGGTCCCTCGGGACCAGTTGCCCCAGTAATACCAATCGGGCCGGTCGGGCCTTGTACACCGGTCGGGCCTGTGGCACCCTGAGGGCCGACATAGCCCAAAGTAATGGCAGTCTTCCAGGAACTGGGTGTATTGCCAGAATGAACAAAGTGTGCAGTAATATTGCTGGTGCTAGTTGTTTTTGCGTATACTTTTGTGACGATCCTGTCAGTGGGATCGATTGCGTTTGGCTGAGTATTTACAATGATTTGATTGTAGTAGCTAGCAGTAGTGGCGTTAATCTCTGGCGAAATAACATAGAACAGTTCCGTCTCGGTACCACCAGTACTGCGTCTGTAAACACGGAATACAAGACGCGTATCGCCATCGTTGCTAGATACATAGCTCCAAAAACGGATCTCGTATTCACCAGTGGGAATCTCTTCGATTCCAGGATCACCAGCAACGGTAGCAAACTCTTCAATCAACACCTCACCACTGCTACTTGTAGTAACAGCAGTCATGTCATCCTGCGGCGCAGAATCCGGCGAATCAGGTACCAGGCTTTCGTAGCCAGTAATATCAGAATTGATCTGACTGAAGTACCAGATACGACCGCTTGCACTGATGCCGGCAACGCCAGTTGCGCCAGTAACGCCAGTCGCGCCTACCTGACCAGTTACACCGGTAGCACCGCGAGGGCCCTGGCCACCCTGGAGTGAATCTTCCAGTGCCACGTAGTCATACAGGCTCTGGTGGACCGCATTGCCACTAGACTGATGATAGAAACGAAGTGATGCATTGCCACCAGAAATAAAGTTCGTGCTATCAATAACACCAAGCAAGAACTGTGTCCATGTTGCAAGTCCAGAAAATCTACCAAATTCAACCCATATAGAGTTAACGTAGTCATATAATTCAACCCGAATCGTGTGGGCTGAAGTATTTGTATAGTTTACGTTGAATACAATACGATTAAATTGAGTAACACCACTGAAGCCAACCCGCACCTCGTAGGCCGGTGCTGTAGCGTCTAAGTCATCTACCCTGTAGTAGTTACCAGTACTGAAATCGCCATATGTTTGGATGCTGGCCAGGCTGCCAGAAACATAGTTACCACTGACTGTGGTGATTGAACTGGCCGTATATGTAGTAGTCTCTGGCAGTGGTCCAGTTGCACCAGTTGAGCCAATTGGTCCAGTCGCACCGGTAATACCGATCGGTCCCGTAGGTCCAGTGGGACCACTCGGGCCCGTTGCACCGCTGATACCAATGACGCCAGTGGCACCGGTGACGCCAGTTGCGCCAGTTACGCCAACAACACCAGTAGCGCCGGTTGTACCAGGCTCGCCCTGAATGCCAGTGGCACCGCTGATACCAATGACTCCAGTAGCGCCAGTAACACCACTGGGACCAGTTGGACCGGTAATGCCGATTACACCAGTTGCACCAGTGACGCCGACCACCCCGGTTGCGCCCGTGGCACCGGTTGAGCCCTGAATGCCAGTAGCGCCACTGATGCCAATGACACCTGTTGCTCCGGTAGCACCAGTAGATCCTTGGATGCCCGTAGCGCCACTGATGCCAATGACACCAGTGGCACCGGTTGGTCCGGTTACGCCGACTACACCGGTTGCACCAGTGATGCCGATAGGACCAGTTGGGCCACTCGCACCAGTGGGGCCGATGAGACCAGTGGCACCAGTTGGGCCGCTTGGACCTTCAATACCTGTGGCTCCGCTGATGCCGACCACGCCAGTGGCACCAGTAATGCCAATCGGTCCAGTAGGACCGCTGGCCCCAGTAGGACCGGCAATGCCTGTAGCGCCAGTAATACCGATCGGACCGGTAGGTCCAATAGGACCACTTGCTCCAGTCGGACCATCTACACCAGTAGCGCCTGTAACGCCAGCACCAGTAACGCCGGTAGCGCCAATGGCTCCTGTAGCACCAACAGGACCAGTTGCACCAACGCCGCTAGAACTTGCACCGATCTGGTTATACCTCAGATCAACAGCAGACCTGAGTCTTGCCGAGATCGAGTTACCGTATGCGCCGCACTGATAGGTGAGCTGATATAAAGGGCGAAACTCGAGCGATGGAAATCCAGTCAGATTGATTGTGTTCCAAGTCTCGGTCTGAGCATCGGCCGCATTGTTGTGTTGTTTCTGGCCAAGAATAGCAATTACCGGATGATTCAGATTGTTCGTAGCAATAACGAACATATTGACGTATTTGTTTGCATCAATATCAACGGCAGTCCATGATTGACCAATGCCTTCCAGGTTATACTGCGGCCTGGCGGTGCCTGCCTTGAGCGGGAAATCGGTAGCCGTATCAATACTCCACGACGTACCGTTCCTCCACATGACGGGAATCAATGCAGGGCCCTGCAAGTCCTGCTGCCACGTATCCTGCGCCGGCGTGGATGAGTGGACTACATCAACCTGAATATCCTCGTCGTAAAATGTACCATTTTCAACACTGATCTGAGCGTCAGCGGCAACTGCACCACCGCCAACAGTCGTATAACCAGTTAATTCAAATCCACGCGCAAATGCAGCACCACGGGTGCGATGCAAGTATTCATGCGTCTGCCAGTCAAGAACTATGCCGTGACGCTCGTCAGCAAAATAAACAGCCTGATCAGTAGCGGCATTCCAGTAAATATAAGCAGTTGGTGCCTGATTCTGCAGATCAAAGAATGTTGTCTGATAATGAAGAACACCATTCTCATCAAAATAGATATAATACAATCCAGTCGTGTCCGGTATCTGAACAGACTGTTCGCTTAGATATGTATGCTTGATGCCTTTGCACCAAACATCAAACGAAACTCCAGATGGAGCAATAGCGAATATCCTGTTACCACTGTTGAATGAAATATCGCTTTCCGTTGCGTCGGCATGACCCATTGGTTCGCCGGTTTGGTCAATACCAGTGATTTCCATCACTAGCGCTGCACTGACGCCGCCAGATGTCAGGGTTAATACACCATTCTCTTTTATATACAGCGCGTCTTGATCTTGTGCAAAACAGATTTCACCTTCTTTCAGATCGCTCAGTGATGCCAACAAGTCTGCATACAGACCACGGGCAATTCTGATTGGATTCCTAGGCGAAGGTGTCGTCATATTTTCTGTGAATCAGATTAGTTTTCCTGCTACGGGCTGAAATCGCCACCATTTAACTCATTCGAATTATTGGTTTCAGCAACTCCAAGCGTAAAGTCGCCAGCGTCAATCTCAACAAGACCAGTTAAAGCGTCTACTAAACTAACCCACTGGCCATTCTGTCTAACATAGTATTTGCCGTCAAGAGGCGCCTCCTCTATTCCGCCACCAGTACCGCTTCCACCTCCTCCACCAGAAGCACGAATCAGTTGCGGTACAAATCTGGCGACCCATGAGGCGCCGTCAAACATTAAGAATTGACCTTTTTCGGCACCGCTTACGTGAACATCTTTTAGGTCCCCTATTTCAGTGTCTGTTGCTACTAAATCCTTGCCATCGCGTCCGTCTCGGCCTGGCGCTCCATCCTTTCCTGGTGATCCATCGCGACCAGCTCTACCAGGGCCAACTAGCAATAACTTGTCGTCTATTGACTGCTTTAGTTCGTCAAACTTATCCTGTAGCATCGACAGGAGTGACTGCTCAGGCCGATCCTTTTTGACGGGCTTTGTCTCTGTCTTATTAGACTTAAGCTCGGTTACAGTTGCTTTTATTATTATCCCTTGCTCGGATACGGCGAAACCGGGCAGCAGCTTTCTTAGCTGTGCCGTAACAAGATCAAGTGGTTCGCCATTTACGTCAACTATCCATAATGTCCATGTCGCCTGAAATTCCGTGGCAACTGGATAGCGACTAATATATATTACTACCTCATTACTTGGCTCCAGCGGAGGCCGCCCGTCAATGATCTTTACCCGAGCTAGGGCCCTGATGACAGGATCGCCACCAATAATTTTTGCAATATCAGCGGACGAAAAAATCACTCAATCGATTCAATCCCAATAGTTTTCCATTATCGGAATCAGCCCAGTGCAATCAATGCGGGCACAACGGCCTTGCTGCAGCCCTGTTTGACGGCATCGATGGTCAGCACGGCGGTGCCTGTAGTAGCATCGACGGGTACGCCCAGGGCAACGGATCCGGCAGCGGGAACAGCACAAGTGCCGGTCAGTTCGTTGGCGGGTCCGTAGACAGTACCAGAACGGACATTGCTGACGGATGGATTGCCGCCAACATAGTCAGCAGTATAAAGCGAACGAATAGTAGTCAAATCAGAGGTCCGAACTTGATAGAAAGTCGGCACAACTCCAGATCTCCATTTCCACGTTGGTGCAAAAATTGAGTGAGTTCCATTAACAGATGTGTAAAATGGTCCGCTTAAAGTCACGGTAGTGCCACCACTCGCGCCATAAAACGCTGGATTTCCATTCGCCGGATAACAGGCTCCAACGTGATCAAAAATAGCACTACCACTGGGAAGACCCACCGCACATCCTTGACCATTACTAGAAAGGCCAGAATAAAGATTGCCTGTAATATAAACAAAACTTGTAGAGTTGTTGAAATCTATACCAAATCCATAGCTACCGGCGCTGCCATAGACGTTGCCAGTCACATTTAATGTAACATTGACTGCATTTCCTTCGCCCAAAAGTATGCCGGTATGATTATTCGATGTGATATTACCAGTTACATTAACAGTGCCCCCTGTTCCATATATGTAAACACCACGCCCATTGCCACCAGTGCCAGTAACGATATTTCCTATTAGATTTACAACCCTGCCCGTTGCTAATGCTATTAGAAAACCCTGATTTGTTCCGATAAAAAATCCATCAGTACTGGAAACAGTTCTTGAGCTTGTTATAGTAAAAATACCGCCATTGTAGGCTCCATATTCACGAATACTTTTTACCGATACATCAATATCAATCGTAACCGTAAAGTTATTCGAAAATACGTCATCAGCACTCGTTGGCAGTGCTCCCGTGTTCCATACAGTCGTATCAGACCAATTACCAGTCTTAACAGCATAAACGTTTGCCATGTCAACCTAGGGCGATAAGGGCGGGAACAATAGCCTTGCTACAGGCTTCCTTAGCAGCGCTAGCAGACAGCACTGCAGTACCAGTTGTGTTATCAACAGGAACGCCATAGCCAACCGAGTTGGGATTTGGCACGACACAAGTGCCAGTTAGCTCGCCGGAAGGTCCATAGGCCGTTCCACTGCGAACATTGGATGCTGCAGGTTGACCTACGGCAGCATCTGGATGCCCCGAACTATAAAGCTTTCTAGTCGAGGCTAAATCATTCGTCCTGATCTCCCAATATGTTGCAGAAGGGCTACTTACCCATTTCCAGGCAATTAGATGAACCGCTTTTCTTGCGTTAGATGCGTCAATAAATGGACCAGATAAACTTGCAGTATAAGATCCACTACCACCCTCTATTCCAAAATTATAAACAGAAGCAATAACGCTGCCTACATGAGTTAATGTTCCTGCCTGTAATTTTATACCGGCACAGTTTTCTCTGGTTGTAGTGCCGCCAGACGCTTGGGCAAGTCCAGTAATAATGGCTGTTCCTTCGACGTATATACCTGGAGCATTGTCTCCTCCTATCTGGGATCCATATACGTTACCAGTAAGATTTATTACTGCTCCACTGGCAACACTGATCGCTAGTCCAGCGCCTCCCCATCCGTAACTATTTCCAGTCATATAAACAGTAGATGAGCCACTAACGGCCAGTCCAGGCCCGTATGATGGATACAAAAATCCTCTTGTATTTCCGATTAGATACGTGGTTCCATTTCCAGTAGTAGTTAATGTTCCAGCATGGCCTTGTGGATTTGCAGTAATTGTACAAACAACGGAGGGCCCTGTATTTACAATGACAACCTGACTATAACCAGCAATATTAGCTTCAGCAGCAAAACCACTAAAAGAAGGAGTTCCGGTACAAGTTATAGTTCTTGCACTTGTTACTGAAAAGTATCCACCTTGAGTGATTCCACTTGCGCTTAAATTCGTTAAAGCAAGAACAGTGGGCGATGCGTCAATAGTAACAATATAATTATTAGAATAAACTATGTCCGCACTTGTCGGCAACACACCCGTATTCCATACGGTAGTGTCCGACCAGTTGCCGGTTTTTACCGCATAGACGTTAGCCATCAGATACCCTTAGCAGCGAGATATGCTTCGATGGCGGCCTTCACGGCATCCACTGCCGTAACAGCATCCTGGTCGACACCATCAAGCGTTGCAACCGAGATGCCCATTGCAGCCTCGTCTGCCGTAATCACGTTACCGTCCTGGTCAATGCGAGAAGGCACAATACGCATCGCCACGCTAGCATCACCCGTACCATTACCAGTAACACGATAGGTCACTGCCAGGTTAATACCAAGCTGATCGTAGGTCTCGTTATCAATAACGACAGGATTGTTAGCCAGCATGATCGAAAAAATACCTGCTATAGATTGCCAGAATTATCAGCTAAATTACTAGGTCCTGGTAACGCTAGTCAGGTTGCCACTGCCGTCATAGGCCAAGGTCAATGTAGCAACAATCGTACCAGAAGCACCACCGCTCTTATAGACGACTTGCGTTAAATTGCCAGACGTATAAGAATTCTCGGTATAGTCATAAGCAGGCACATTCAACCCGCCAATATTATGGACATCATCTCTAATTTGAGCGATCGACTGAGAGAAATCCATAGCCAGTAATAAGCCTGTAATAGGTTTCCATAAACAATAAAAAAGGCCCCGAAGGGCCTTTTGCTTATTTGCCGAACTTATCAGGCAACGGCTGCAGTAGCGTCAACACCAGCCAGGCGAGCAGCAGCCCTACCGTTAATAAGAGCCATGCCACAATACCACTCCACTCTAGTAACCAGAACAGGCGAATCGGTTGCTTCACCCAGGTCACGGACTTGGGGACCGCCGTTTTGCAGACCAGTCAGCAGGTCGTTGCCGAAGGCGACAACATAGATCGACTGGTTGCTGGGGGTAGCGTCCAGGATGGCCACGTTCTGATGGTCGCGATCCAGCTCGAGCACGGGCACGCCGCCGTAGAACAGTTGCTGGTAACCAAAGTCGTTGCGCTCAATGTCGATCTGAGTGGTAGCACGGGCGTGCTTGCTCAGATGACGACGGGCCGACTTGGACATGACCAGATACTTCTGACCGCCTTGGGCGTCCACAGCATCAAGGGCCTCATCAAGCTTGCCAAGATCAAGGGCGCCACCGCCATTGCTGACATACTGGCTGGAGCCAGACACCAGGCGACGAGCAAGGCCGTCGAACTGAGCAGAGCTGCTGTTGGAGTCACCGTTGATGAACAGAGCCTCGAAGGACAGGCGCATGGCGCGAGTCTTGGCCTGGATCTGATAAGCGCGGGCCTCGGGACCCTCCAGCTCAACGATAGCACGGTCAACCTTGATGTCACCACCGAACAGCTTCAGAGCTTCGCTGTGCTGTTTGACGGTGGCATAGCTCTCGGCGTAGCCTTCGTTGAAAGCACGGAAGCCCACATCACCGAGGGACTCTTCACGCTTCCAGAACAGACCATTACCTTGCACTTCGCGGAAGGGCAGGTTCTGGAGCAGGGGGCCGGCAGCCAGTTCGGTGATGATTGCCAGTTCCTGGGGATTAGTAGAGTGCTTTTTAGCCTCTGCAAGAGTAAGTGCCATAGCAAATAATTGGCGGATGAACGGTTGACAGGAAAGGTAAATCGCTTCAGGATGTCACATCCATCGCGCTAGACCCTCCCCGATAGGTCATCACAACCAATTCAGGGCTGGGTACTCGCCTTAGACTACCTAAATAATTATAAAACCGGCCTTTTTAGGGCCGGTTCATAACTTAATTATTAAGTTTTGCTAATTTATCAGCCAAAGGCCTTCTGGAATAGCTCTTCGCTACTCAATGCGTGCAAGTCTTCAGTGGGCATACCACTTGCGTTCGTGCCGCCATATCCAATCCCAGCGCCAGATCCCTTGTTACCCTTAAAAAAGGTTCCGTAGATCGCGTGGGTTTTAAACTTCGAAAGGTAATCTTCTGGCGTGATGCGCCGACCGGAATCCTTATCAAGGACAGGGTCGCCTTGGTAATCGACAACAGTAATGTTGCCATCGGGCTCAAGTCGGAATTGATTACCAATCTGGTTGGCAAGCATGTCAAAAAATGACACCCCATCCGCAGAATCGGTACGACCGCCGGCGGCGAAAAAGACCTTCTCCAGCGCATATCTTTTTCTGAACTCAAGCAATTCCTTGGTTCTTTCGTCTCTCTGTTTTAATGCCTCGGCTGCCTGGGCACCATACTTCTCTTCAAGCAGGGCGGTCCGTTCATCTGCAGCGGCCTTTTCTCTGGCCGCTATTGCAGCTTCTTCTTGTAACTTTCGATATTCGTCAGGGTTGATTTGAGCAAACTTTTCAAGTTGCTGGCTTTTTTCTTTTACCTCTTTTTCGTAAATTTTCCTGGACTCGCGCTCGGCCTTGAGGGCTTTAAGCAGATTTTGGACCTCTTCTTCTGAGTAATTACGGCTTTCGTTTTGATCACTAGAAGTAGTTTCACTTGCGCCAGCGCCGCCTGTCTCAAGCTGTTGCTGGTCTTCGGTAAACTGCAGGGTTTCTTCCATTGTAGCTAGGCATCTCGCCTAAGGGGCGGATTAGGATGCCTAATTAATTATAGGACTCAATGAATACGACTACCTAGGGACGATGTATTGCTGGTAATCTTGCTAGATGTGCTGTTTTCCGCATATTTAATAATGTTATCCCTTGCTGTCTTTCTCGCTAGTGATTCTCTGTTCGCTAAAGTTACAGCAAGACTGTCTACAACTATTCCGGGAATATTGTCATCCATTCTGCTATAAAGCAATCAACTATAAGCTAATCTTCCAATAAATGTCCTGGCTTTACGTCTGTATCTCCTCATCGACTGGAGTATTGGTGCCTATACCAAGTATTACTTCCGCATCAAACCCAAGGCTCTCGAGCGACTTGGCATTCCTTTCTAGATTTCCCCATGAAGTATATTGAATCACCCCAGGCAGAGATGTGGCCTCTCCTCTTAAAAGCAATTCAGACATCATATAGTTTTGATTTTTCAGCCATCCTTGCATCTTTTTGGCTTTATCCATGATAAATTTGCACTGATCTCTTTCGGCCTGTTGGCCTTGCGCTCCTTCGGCTGTGCCCGCAAGAGAGCTTGATCCTCCTCCCAGTTCCGGGGCTCCCAGAGGCGTACCTCCGGGGCCATACTGAGCATAGGTGACACACTCTGCGCTATTGACCCCATACATTGAACCAGTAGCCTTGCCCAGGTTACTATTGTACTTGCCATTATCGCTTGAGTAACCTTGCTCTAGGCATCCAGATACAAGTCTTCTGTCTGAATCATAATCAGGGTTTCCGTTGACGGAGTACTCCGGATCGCTTGCATCTAAGTCTCCGTACTTCCATGGTGGCGTGGCGCAGTTATTGCTGGTCATTCTTACTTTAGATGTAGACCCATTAAGACCTGCATAATCATTGGTACTTGAACTATTAATCTTGCCAGTTTCTATCTTTTCGTTGGAAATTTTATACAAAGATTCGTAATACGTAGCAGGTTGATCGTTTACCGACTGGAACGTTTCGTTCTTTCTGTCTGCTAGAGGTCCTTCATTGAATTGCGGAGCGCCAACATCGCATCTCGCTGTTGATGCGCCACCAATATCTGATTTATACGCACCAGAAGTTATTGGAGATTCAACACCTAGATCGGAATACGCGGCTGGTGACCATTTAGAGACTCTCCCTTCCTCTTCCGGAAACAAGTTAGAGTTGCTGTCGGCTCCAAGATTATTAACAACACTTTGAGCGTTAAGGGTCCCACTATCTCCTTGCTGATATATGCTTTCAAAGCCAATGCCTTGGCTCATGAAAACTCCATCTACAGGTATGGCGTTTGGGTCATAAACCCAGCCAGCAGTTTCAGTGCCGATACTGTTGTAAGCGTTGCCTTTTGCAACGGCATCTGTATAGACACCACTCCTGTAAACCTGCGCAAAATCACCCCTTGGCAAGTAATCTGTAGGCTTGTCGTTCTTATCCTTATCTGTAGGCTTTTCTTTTTCGGTACTCTCGAGCTGGGGGCCAAATACCTCCATTTGCAAATAAGACAGATGGTTGCCATTCCAGTTATCTATCCTAAAAATATCACCACCCTTGCATGTCATTTTCATCCAAATCCTGTACCAAGAACCAATTTCTACTTCCTGTACAGTATATTTACTTATGTAGAATTTATTTGCTTTTGGGACAACCTGCTGCAGGCATATTAGGGCTTTTCCTTCTTCGCCCGTTACTTCCAGCTTCCCTCCGTTGTCGTCCAGAGTTCCTTCGCACTCTTTCACTTCATCTGGGTATATACCATTATCTTTAGCTCCAACATCATTTACTTTAACGTAAACCGAGAATATATACGATTTGCCCTTGAGTGGCTGCCCTCCTCTGTAATCAAGTACATTAAGTGAGGCGCATTCCATCCACGATTTATAGCTATTATTTCCAAGCGAGTATAAAGCATCCCTTGGAATCACAGGTAGAGTAGCTAATACAGATTCTTCGTCTTCGATTCCTGGATATGAGCTCTTTACTTTTACTGGCGGCGATCCGTAGTCCTCTTCCAGGGAATAACCTTGAGGTACTGGGCTAAAAGGAAGCCAGCGAGCAAGTGACTTGCCGTGACCATCTGCAAGTAAATTCTTGCCTGGCAGTGGTCCGTACTTGTAGTGATAGACGCTATCCGCATAATCTCCATAAGATAAATTGCTTTGATTCTCGCCCTCTAATATGTTAGCTGCATAGAATTCGTCCTCGCCCTGTTGGTAGAGCCTGTTGAACAGTTGGCCTATATTAGCTTTAAGGGTTTGAGGTGGCTCTATTTCCTCCAGCGCGACATCGCTTACGACGAAGCATCTGACAGTAGGCTCTACTCCGTTCACATCATTGTGATATGATATCAACTCCGAGTCTTGCATTACATGCGCAGTTTCTTTATAGTTAAAAACGGTATTTCCGCCCGACAAGTTGACTTCTATTGCTGAGCCATCTTCAAGTTCTATTGTTAAATACAGCGATTCCGTCCAATTCTGCGGACTGTTATGATTGCCGGTATACCGGTCTCCTTCTGTGATCTCCTCGTACGGGGCGATTCTTGTCGTTCCATACTGACTTTGACAATAAGAAGATTGGTTATTCCACTCTACTTCTAAGATCCTTACAAATAAATAGTCACCCTCGTAAACAGCTTTAAACGTAGCTGGAGTTTGCCCAGTTTCAGAGCCCCAGGTTTTAGACCACCCTCGATAAACCCTTTTATTGGTCGTAGTCCCTGTAGAATAATTATAAAACAAATCAGAATAATACTCGGTATCATCCCACCCTCGTTTTGATAGGTCGTAGCCTGTCCCGTCGCAATTATTGACTTGGCCGTCTGGCAAGAACGGACTGGGATGATAAACCCTGGGGTCAGTCCCAATAGTCATTATTGGGCTAACAAATTTACATGGGGCCCATGTCCATTTTGTTTTATCTTTTTCAGCATCTGTCAGCACGGTCCTTATCTTTGCTTGCTGGCTCCTGACATCTTTGTCGGCATAGTATTGCCTGTAATGCTGCGGGAAGCTTCCCGAGGTACAAAGAGCAAACTTAATACTATGTGTCTGGTCAAAATTAGTTAGACCAATGGTTTTAGTGCCATCAGCGATCTGTTCACCTTCTGGATTTCTTGGAGCCATTCGAGCTGTCACTGACTTGATAGCCCCAAAACCGCCTGGTATCCTGCCAATCAGGAACTCCCAGGTTGGAGTCTCCTGGGTGCCCTGCTCCCCATTCCCCCTGATACTCTGGGCGTATCTGTATACACTGGGAATACTTACCGATCTCGGCGAATTAGCCGCAATCGTTCCCCCTCCTTGTTTTATTCTAAAGAAATCTATACTTCTACTTTTGACGATGGTTTCAGTGAAGACGACAGCAACAGCGATATCGTCTATCAATGGTAACAGGGCTATGCGTGTTCCACCTGAGTCTTGAATCTTTTCCCACAAAACTCTCTGGACTTGGACAAAGGGCCCAGTCTTGCTAAGACTTAAACCCATAAACCATGGATTATAAATCCAATTGTCTAGCTGCTTTGCTAAAGAGAAGCCATTTGCGTTATTTCCTGCAACTATTCTTGGAACCACAAACGTGCTAAACGGCGGCATATCATCTACTTTATGTAAATTTTTGGGCTCAACCCAATCCGGAAGGAATGATTCCAAGTAAGAGGAAGGAGTGGGTATTTCTTCGTCCACCGGAGATGCTGGGTCTCCGTTTATTGGCAAAAGAGAAGATTCCATCGCCCAGTCAAGGTTAAGCTCCCTAAAGCTAGAGCCTTCCGAATTACTAATATAGGCACGCAAGCGCCTTTGGCTTGGCGCATTTTCAACGCGAAACCACATCATATTCCAATTTTTTTGTTTAATAGCGTAGCTGCTAAGCTCAAGTCTTGGTGGCTTTGACCGCCAAGTAGGCATATCCTCTATTCCCTTTGAGTCCTGTCGCCTCTCTTCTAGTCTGTTGGTCTTAGCCTCAAGGGCTTCTCTCTTTATCTTGGCTTCCTCTTCGCTCTGAATCTGAGCAGCTCTATCGGCAACCGCCTGCTCAATTGCCCTTTGAGATAAATTACTTAAATCAACGTTTATCTGAACATTGATAGCCATATCTAAGCATCATCTGTGCTTAGCTCTACCCTGTAAGTCTGTGTTTGCCCCTCGGCTAATGCTATGTTCGGAATTTCCTCAATAATTGCATAGGGATATAGTGTTTGCTTAGTCAGCGTGACACTAGCGCCAGCCCCTTCTGTAATAGTTAAGGGAGTACTGGCATCAAGAGTGACGGTCAGAGCCGCTACACTGGACACAAGATATGTCCCATCATTTCCACCAGAACCTTCAACCTTCACGTAGGAGCCACTCTCAAGAAGCCCGACAAACGTGCCACTTGTTCTGGTTATCGTATTGAGACTTGTCTGAAACGACACGTTTGTGCCGGTATAGGTTTCAGTGCCGTCTACGTAATCATCAATATAAACCAAAACATTGTTGTATGTAATTACACCACTAGTGCAATTAAACGGGGCATCTATCGAAGGAAGTTTGTACTTGCCAGTAGGGCCATCATACTGACCCGAGCCTATCGTTGCAGAAAATGGAGCATAGCCCTGAGTCTGCGCCAACTCCAGGCTTAGCCAGGAGGAGACAGGACTATTCTGATCATATGTAGTAGTCACTTGACTGCAAAGGCGAACCCACAAGGTTTTGCCCTCGTACGCACGAACAGCCAGGCGTCTTAATTCATTATTACTGATCGATGTAGATATCGACATAATCAGGTCACAACGAAGCTAAAGATACCGCTTGCCGACCAGACAATTTTGAAATCGGTTCCAGCCGCCGCTGTTTCAGTCTGACCAAAGTTGATATGCAATAAAGGCCTATCAATCAAGTCCCCAGTCTTTGACTTTCGATACAGGATAGCAAATGCTGCATCGATCGCTGCACCAGTCGCAGTCCAGCTAGCGTCATTCGCATCTAATGTCGCGTCATTGGCCGACTGAGTAACAGTCACGCCGGTAAGCTCCAGGCCGCCAGCAGTATAGCCAGAGTTTACGACTTCCGTGTAAGTGCCTCCGGTCAGGGCGGCAAGGCTGACATCAGCAGCAGTAAATGGAGCCGCAATATTCGTATATAGAGCTACTTTGTATTTATCAGCAGTTTCTGGCTGGGTGAAGGTCCCAGCAGCATTTATCGCACCCTGAGCAAACAAAGCAGCGGCTTGATTATAAACCGATACCGTAACAGCCACGTTTGTTAATCCCGTTGATGATCTTGACTAGTATGCCAAACAATTTATATTATGGCTGCCTGCATTTCCGTTATCAACTGAGACACTCTTTGCTTTAACCTGGCCAGGTCAAGAGCTGATCCATGTGAATAGAAGCCTATTCTATGAGAACCCCTTGCCACGACTTGATAGTTGCTTGTCTGATCGATAGATGCTCCAAGTATTTCCACAGGCTCTAGCCATGGCGTTTGAGACTGTTGGTATACGGTTCCAGAGGCTCCGGGTACTATGTAGTCATAGCTGCTAGTTTTGCTTCTGCTGAATCCAACGAAACCACCACTACTCGTCAAGGCGTCCTCGCCACTGATGGTTTTTTGATTGGTAACAAAGCCATGCCTAATTCCACCGTATCCCGGCACCCAGTCGACATATGTGGAACCAATTTGATTCACACCACCAGCAAAAATAGGGCCGGTGCCAACCTCCGTGACCCATGCCGCTCTATGATGATTGTCAGTAATAAATGTATTATTAACTCTTTCCGTTCTTATCCACTTAGTGACACCATCTCCCTTGATTCCAGTCTCTCTATTGTAATCACCAGTTACAAAACCAGTGCTTACAGAATTAGCTATATGCCACTCGTCGGGGTTGGAGCCATAAAGCCCAATTTTTATAACACCATTGAGTGTTCTTGGGCCGATAAATAGGTAGCAATCGGTAAAGCATTTCCATAGGCCATCTTTTTTACACCTGATAATAAATCTATTTACGGTTTGCTTAACAGCTTCTTCCAGAGTTGTTGCATCATATGTGTCCTGAACTGCCCAGAACCATCTCCACATATTCTCTTCATAGAATGAAGTGATCGGATAATAAGGCACTGAATTCTCGGTCCTCTTGTGGACGCTTGCAGGAAAGGCGGGGCTTGTACTGGGAGTAATACTGAAATTAGTAAAACTCGTAAAAGGAATTTCTCCTTTGTTGAATCTTAGTTCACTGATATAGCCAGAGAACCTGTTGGAATCACCGGTAAATGCGCCAGTACCGCCATCATTCCTGAATCTGCCGAGCCAGTGAGCAATCCATCTGGTGCCACTAAACACTGAAGTCTGGATCTCATTCTGCGCAAATACTGATGCCAGATCATTTGTATAAGTGACTACAGTTCCCCACACGCCATTAACATTACAGGCAACTTGATCGCCTATTCTCGCAACCGCAACATAGTTCCATTGATTAGCATTAAAGTTATTCGTTGATTGAACGGTTAAAACGACTGCAACTGGATTAGCAGTATAGTTTCCATCATTAAACCTGGCGTAGACTGTTCCTGTGGTGCCAGTACCCCTGAAATGAATATCCCATCCCCTAATGTAGGGAGTTCCTTCTAGCGCATTACAAATTAATGGTCTAGATGCAGTTTCTGCTGTTCCCGTAAAGCTCTCTGTCAAGGGATAAACATACATTTCAATGCACCAATCTTTTTTGCCTCTAAATAATCCATAGGTAGCATTACTGAAAAGGCTCCAGTGGAATATGTCAGGATTGTAAGATCCAAACCATGGGTAATCTGATAGGTTAATGAGTGAATCTGATACCTGTAATATGGGATTATTGGTAGGCCCTGTCAGGTAAAAACGTCCAGAATAGTTGCCTTGTCTTTTGACTACGGATGATCTCTCTCCATTCTGGGGTGTTGTGGTACTGACATTGGACAACCTTTGGTATCCAAGTATATTTATCATATCTATATCTTGAGAAGTACTGTTATATACTTGATAGCTATCCTCTACCTGGTTCCAGTTTAGTGTCCAGCCACCCCATTGAGCGTTTGGATATATCTCAGGAAACGCATCTATGGTTGGAACGGGCCCGGCCACATTCACCAGTGTAGTTGTAATGATAATACCGCTTCCGTCGTCGGGCTTGTTTGCCTTAAGTTGAAAGACAACTGAGGATGTCAGCCTGACTGGTGTCTGCACTCTTGGAGTGAAGGCACCAATCAGGACCGTTGCTGTTTTTATTGATATAATGACTTCCGGTATAAATCGATTTATTGCTATATTGACTATATTAGGGGCAATAAAGCTTCCAATTTTTGAAGGAATTAGTGCCTGGATCTGGACCAAAGCCGGTGGGAATGTTATGACATTATCTACTGTTGGTAGCTGAGGTATCAGCAAGACACCCTTCATCGTGGCCTTTATTTGAGCTTGCGTGCCAGGGGCAAATGCAGAAATACTAACAATTTTAGGATTTTGTATATATAAACTTGACAGGATTTCTGGAGTGAACTGAACAACAGCGATTGAAGCGGTGCCAGTCAGAACATAGGCATCACCAGTCCCTCGCGAAGGCGTCTGGGGCTGGATGGCTACAGTGGCTGGTCCGCTAATTGATATACGATTAATAACAGAGACGCCAATAGATGTGCTGACACTTGCCGCAATCGTCTGAAGTGGCAGAGTAAAACTATAGGAAAATGACCTTACCTTGACAGATGTTCTTAGAATATTTGTTGTTAAAATTGACTGGCTAAACGGAGGTATGTCATACTCGATATCTATGGTCTCCCCCAGGATTGGGCCGATATTCGACCAAATACCAGAATTTTTCACCCAGTAATCACCGGATGTTTCGTCAAGTACGGCTACACCATCAGCAGCTCCTGGATAGGCGCTGTCAAGATTTTGCTGAGGAGTTGCCATTTATAATTTGTATTAACCTGATTCCTAATCAGGCCTAGTTTGCCTATTGCCGTCAGGAAAGCAGGATGTTCTGAATATTAGTTATATGTGTGTTGATTAAACCGTTTGCGAATTGATGGGCAAAATTCCCATTTGATTGAGTGTATGAGGTGGTCATCGCGCCAATTCTTGCGCTAGAATAAGCCGGATTTACCTGCTCGTCTCTTCCATTCTTAAGATAAGCTGTTGCACGTAATGTATGACCAAGGCATGGATACGTTAGCAGATAAAAACATGAATCTAGACACCCATTCGTTATAGGGCTTTGGTAATTGCTTTCCGTGGTAGCATTCTTTAAGTTGTAATGAATATAACGGTAAATATAGTTGCCACTACATCCGCTAACATTCTGAGTCTGAGCCATGCCAAACCACGTATTATTGGTTACGGTTGCAGTTGTATAATCGTATGGCGTATCGAATGGCTCGGTACGACCACCGGCACTGTCTGCGTTCCATCCGATTTCACCATACAGATAGCTAGTAAAACTGGTTGTCGGAACGCTGAGGAACCAGACTACCTGACCAGGGCCCTTGGAAGAATCACCAGTTGTATGCTTATTGAATAACCGACTCGTTCCGCCGCTGTAGATGCCTTCTCCGAATCCAAAATATTCAGTATTGCACGTTTTCTTTGTGCCTCCCTTGTATTCTGGCTTAAGAGGAGCTCTCGTTATAAGCATGTTTGTCCATACGGCTCCGGTATTATTTGTACTCGGAATGAAGTTCTCGTAGGAATCAGAGTAAGACAACGGATTTATTTCAGCCCTAGCAGATGGATTACCTCTTAGGCCATAGGCTATGCTAAAGTCTGTATTGTCGTAATAGTATAACTCACTTAGACTGTCTCCAAGAGAAGGATTGGCTGTCTTGAATCTTTTAAACATGAGCGGATTGAGCTCTTTGAAAGTATCCGTGCTAATGCCACCACTATTGAGCTGTCCGCTCGCCGGAACAGAGAAGTATCTTGTACGTTCAAACTCCTTGAACCCAATAGGAAGAAATACTTGTCTTCCGTAAAGAGTATTGTTGTATAATTCAGTAATACAAGTAGAGACAGAGGTCCTAAACGCAGAGTTGCCTACCAGCTTTGAATGCAAGAGACCAAGATACTCCATATACGTAACCCAATAGGCCGCATAGGGAACCGACGTATTGTCGTCAACCGTAAAGCTAATACTTAGGCCTTGGTTTGCAGTCGTGAATGATTGCGTAATTGATTGCGTTGGCCCCGTATTCCTGATTGTGCCATAGGCCAATCTACTTGTTACATGCTTTGTTGGATCGGCTACCGTAGTCGCTCCGACACTGGCGCCAGCGACAGGAGCCAAAACTCCATCGGTTGTCGGGAACGAACTAATGTCACAACTATCTTTGCCTTTTCCTGCAATTGTAAGATTAATCCAAAGAGTATTTTCTTTAATTGCAAATGGAACCGGCATTTCGATATTACTACGAGCACTTGCTGTAGCGCCAGCGTACTGCGTATGTGCATAGGCGTAAAAGTTCGCCATCATCCCATCGTAATTAGTAAGCAAGAATTTATAGAACGGATCCGCCGATCTTGCTGCAGTAAAGCCAGAATAGGTTAGATTGCTAGAGAGAGAACTTTTATACAAACTGCCAGCATTTCTAACAGTTACAGCATGGGCCGTAACGCTCTCTGCTGCAGTAGCAAAGCTGCCGTTGAATCCCTGTGGCAACAACTCCGCATACGCCTCTACGATACCAACGGAACTTTTGGTCGTTCCATCATTGCCACCAACTATATCATAGCAAATACGAAGCGGCTTTTCCATATCATTGTAGAATGGAAAAGCTGTCATCGGAATATCGTATGTATATGTAATAACCTCGCCGTTTGAGCCAGTCGGAAATGCTGGTATAGCAAGACTAGCGAGGCTGGCCTCCGACATTGATCCCTGCCATGGTTGGGCAATACCCATTCCTCTTATTGTAATCGTACTTGTTGGGCCACCGACGAGGACGGTGGGAGCACTGCCAACAGTCCCATTCCAAGATGTTCTAACTATCCTAGTTGTTACCCTTAGAATGTCATTTGCATCCCAGGAAGTGCTATTGTTACCATACTCATATCGATAACCATCTGGATCGTCAAGTATCTGGTCGCCCCTGCACCAACCCGTTGAACCGTTGCAACAGTTCCAGCTCGGTCCAGCCGATCCGGGCAGGCCAGCAGACAACCACCAGAATCCATAATTATTTCCGGCCTGCGGAGTAACAAAAGTAGTGCTAAGGCCGTCATATGTAATGTCAGTATTAAAAGTGTCAAAGTAACAAAGGCTAGCGGCTGGTCGCTGCCCTGCTTGATTTACAAGTCCCGTAGTAGTGGAATAGCTATCCATTCCAACATATCTAGAATGGTAAATCAATTGAGGCGATATCTCTATTTTGGCTTCGGATATGCCAACACCAGTTCTGACGGAAGGGCCGCCGCCACCGCCGGCAAAGCCTATCTGCCAGGCGGGAATATAGTCCCAAATGCTGCGTGTAAGAGCTAATCCCTCGTTCGATTGCCACGACCTGACCGTCTCCCAAATCGAGGACCAGTTAGCCCATTGTACCTTTCTATCTATATAGCCAGTCGCCGGTGTTGTTAAATTCCAATAGGTAGCGCTTGTTGGCTGACCTGCCAAATAATTCAAGCTCCTTCTGTTATTATAGTTTTCGTAAATAGATTTAACATTGCCAAGTGTTGTGCCATTAAAAGCCTTCGTGCTGTCGACACCATTCCACATAAGGCCTGGAGCATTTACGTAAATAAAGCTATCACTTTTGCCGCTAACTACGCCTCCAGTAGTCCCAAAAGTGCCGTTCCAATCTGTTCTCAAATATTTAAAACTAAATCTTATGTATCTCGGATATGTTGTATTATAATCGTAAACAGTAGTAAGCTGTGGATAAAGGTCTCCACAAGCTCTTGATGTACAGCAATCCGCTGCGCCTATCTGGCTGCCTGCATGGAACCACATAGTCCCAGATGTGTTATAGACGGTAGTAATCCATGTTGTATCTAGGCCATCTTTTAATATATCAGTTCTCTTGTATGTACCAAAACAAGTAGAAGCGTTAAATGATGGCGTATTATTTAAACCATTAGTTCCGCGCTCCGCAAAGTTCACAACAGTAGATGGTGTTACAGTCCTGTCTGGAGCAGTGGGACGAGTAAGATAAGTTGTTGGGTTAGTATTATCACATCTAACGTATCCAATTGGAAAGTTTTTGACGTATTCGCCCGGTAAGGGTAATTTAAAGGCTGCTTCCGCCGCTGTCGGGGTCGACGTGAATGCTTTTCTCCAAGAATAGGACACAGGACTCTTGTTTGTCGAGCTGTTTGTCAGTATCTCGGTTTGGTACCAGGACAGGCTAGAATTTATAGCAGTGGTAGAGTCATTCCCATACAGAGTGGGAGCCACGACTGGATTACTGCCATTTGCATAATTCAAGAAAACAAAAGTAGTGTCATTCGTTGTCGTGCCACTTGGCAGTGACAATGTCAGCGTGCTACCCTTTAAAGCAAACGCACTGGTCGCGCCAACTACATAGGGCCCTTTTCTGGTATAGATAAAGGGCACTACCGCTGCTATGTCGACTTTAACACTCAAGGGAATACTGATCCCGCTTGCTTGATACGGATCAATCAGCGGAGCGGTCGGCAAAGTAAAATCACTTAAGTACCTAGCATATCCCTTTGTTACCCTGATGTCAGCAATATAGCCATTGTAGCACCTGCTAAGTGGGGTAGCAGCACTTTGATCGACACCAATTGAGCTAAATCCTGAGGAAAAATTCTGATAACCATCGCTTGTCCAAGTGTAATTGGAATCCACGGCGTGCAGGAACTGTGGAGAGCCAATCATCTTGCCATTGACAAATACCCTAGCTTCTCCCAAGCTATCTCTGGTGTAAGCAATATGGTACCATTGGTAAAGTTTTAGGATATTACTAAATTCTGCGAACGCAGATCCCAAGGCAAACGACTCTCCCTTGACTGGTCCAAAAAGGGCAGTATACGTATCATTCCTTGCATCATCCCAGTCAACAAGAAGCCTTGGCGAAGTAGATCTAGTACCATCAAGGATATAAAAACCATTAAACCAAGTAGAAGTTCCTTGTGGATGGGCTGTGGGGTAAACCCAGAATTCAACGCAGAAGGGAAGTTTATTAAAAACAAGATTCGAGTTACCAGATATCGTAAAGTAACCCTTATTTTTTATGCTCAACAGTCTTCTGTAATAACCAAACGGATCTGCGGCAGTAACTGTAGTCGACTCGACAGTTGCTACGGTAGAAGAACCAGGGCTGTAGAATGGGGTTTCTGACGGAGTGAAATTGGCGTCATATCTACAAACACCTTTGGTAACGCGAACATCGTCAATGTATCCATTTAGGGTGTTTGTCGCAGCGAAACCACCGCTATATACTTGAGCCCAATCTATACCAATCGATGTCTGAATGTAGCCATTGTCGCCCACCGTTGACAAGTTACTGGTAATAGTTTGACTTGTCCCTTGTTGCACTCCGTCAAGGAATATCCTTACAACACCAGAGGCACGGCTAACTGCGATGTGATACCAATTATTTACGCCAATACTGTTAGCGGCTACATCAATCTGACCCACACTAGTGCCGTCATTACCATACCTGAATCTAATGCCTTGTTGGTCGTTTATGCCAACTGACCATGCTTCGTTCTGATAACTTATACTGTTGTATCCCCATCTACTAACCAATCCAAAGCTGCCAACAGACGGGAATTGGAAATAGCTGATAACATATACCCAGCATTCAATCGTAAAGTCGCCAGGAAGATTGTGGTCAAGCGTATTATTATTGGTATATATATAACCATTACTGCCGATACATCTAGCTGAAGAACCGCCATACCTAGACATGGCAGTGCTTATATAGTTCTGGAATACCCCAATTGAGAGTCCAAGTGGGCTACTATCAATGAAATTGGTACTATTATTCGTACCATTCATCTTCATCAATAGTTTTACATTATTGAAATACGGATCAAAGGCGGGAGACGGCTCTGCACTTCCAAATTTTTGAGTAGGTACAGTATACGTACTACCTTTGTATCTAGCTATTCCTTTGGTAACTCTAAGCTCAGCTATATATCCCTGAAAGCCTAAATCAAGAGCTTCATTGTTCCACACTGCTCCACCGATCGTTACATAGCCACTACTGCTATTGGTAAATGTAACACTAGGATTCCCGCCGATATAGGCGCCGTCCATGTAGACTCTAATGCCTTTAGAAGCAAAGTTGTAATAACTTGTTGGGGCTGTCGTTATAGCTAAGTGATGCCATGTATTTATGGTTGTTGTGTAGTCAATTGTTATGTAATTTGAGCCACCATCTGCGTATCCTAGTTGTATTTGCGTTGCATTATTGCATACGGCAACGTAATAGTTTTCGTTGTATCCGTAAGTGCCTTTATATATTAGAATATTATATCCACTTGTTCTGGTAAGATAGAACCACATTTCTATCGTCCCTATGTCTGTAGTTGTAAACCTCATCCCTTCCGGGTCGCCGGCATTTAAAAAGTGCTGAGTACTTGCCGTGCCACCACTGAAATACCATGAGGCGTCCGCGTATTTCCTTACACTAGTTGACTGATAAACGTATGTAGGGACGTTATTGGTAATACCACTTTTGCCTGTTTTATTCGTAGCCAATGTACTTCCATTTGGTCCATCCGGTTGTAGTAAAAACGTTGTAAGGTACCAGTTCGTATCACCAGTTATCGCTTCTGACGGGATAACCGTGACCGGTGTTATTGTTGAGTTGTTCGTGCTGTAATCCTTGGGATTGCCAGTGATGGCATCTGGCATGCCATGGACTTGCAAAACAATACTGGATTTTGGTATTGTTTGTGATTCATCCGTTGGCAGCGTGTAGCCATACGAAACGAAAGACTCTGTTGGTACCGAAAAATTGCTAGTATACCTTGCAGCTTTAGTTATTCTTACTTCCTGGACAAATGCCCTCAATGTGTTAGCATGAGCCGTATCACTACTATAGTACTTTGCGCCAATTTTATATACAGGAACCGTAAAATTAGTACTAGCTATTGTCTTGGTTGTGTCTACCTGCGCTCCATTTACAAATAGTCTTATATTGCCAGAAGAATCTCTCGATACAGCTACATGCAGCCATGCGTTTGTTGTTATCGCCCCACCATGAGCCCATGTAACGGTAGCAGAAGGGGTGCCACTGCCAAGAGTTGAATTGTGTAATTCGACGTTAGCATTATTGATGGCAAGATTATCGAACAACCATTGTTGTGTCAAGGTTAGCTCATTGAATCTCACCCATGCTTCCATAGTAAACGCGCCTGTGCCAAAGGCCAGGGTCGCATCGTAAGATGCCTGGAGCCACGAAGTCTTACTAGAAAACAAAATACTTTTTGAGCCGAATTTAGCGGCTGCAGTACTATAGAATACCCCCTTAAATCCATCAGTCCATGAACCAAGGCTAGAGGCATATGGAGAATTGCCAGACAGGGTAGCTTGGACCGAATCAAGCAAACCGTAGTATTTATCAGTATATTCTGTGACGCGAACCGTTCTGGCGGCAGGGCTCACATCCGGAAAAAATCTACTGGTTGGTCCGGTCGCGCTAGAATCCTGAATAGATTTAATAATCAGGGTAGTGTTACTAAAGAACGCATCTAGAACAGCTACTATGGTAGGTGTATTCCGAAAGACGCCTATGGCTGCGACTGATGGGAATATCTGTTTAGCTGTTGTTTGTATGTCTACGTCGGCGGCGCCAATCAACTGTACAGTCGCGACACCCGGATCGACTGCTGCCCCCAGGCTTGCATCAATAGTGGGAGACGCGCCAGCAATTGCTAAATAGCCGTTTACTGCAAAGACGGCAATACCTTGCAGTATTTCCGGCACATATGCAGTTACAGCAAAGGTGCTTACACCCGGAGAAGCTGATCCAGCTTCGTAAACATTGACCGAAGTGTAGACGCTTAAAGGCGTAACAACTATATTTGGCTCTAAGCTATAAGGAAACGATCTGGTAGCCCTACCGAGACCCGTACGAACAACCGAGCTAAAGAGCTGTATTTCATCCCATAATGTACGTCCACTTTCAAAGTTTATCGTAGTGCCAAGAACCGGCCCAACATCATTCCATGATGAACCATCATATACCCAGTAATTTCCTGTAGCCTCGTCAAGTACTGCGTCACCAGATTGCGCGTCCGGATAAGCATTGGAAAGGTTTACTTGGGGATTTGACACTTTATTGATACACGTTTGTGATGGAACCGAGTACCGTAGGATTTAAGGTATAAGAAACAGGGGCAGGCGGAAGTGATACAGTACCAGGTGGTGTTGGGAACCAAGTATTACCGCTTCCCCCGACAGGTTGCCAAAACATAGCATCAGTGGAGATTATAATTCCAGACGAATCTATAGTCCAAGAGATAGCGTTCGTAGCGTACAGTCCAGTCAGCCCACCGGCCTGGATGGCAAAATGTCTAAACGGTAAATTGGGGAGATTCTCTGGTGTTGTTTGAACATTCATTCCATTCCTGCTTCCGAATAGTAATCTGCTTTGAATCCTGCCAAAATTTCTGGCCTTAGCAGGGGCATCACTTGGTGAAGAGCCGAAGTTCCAAAGTGTTGCTCCAGTCTCCGGATCCGTTTCTGAATATGTTCTATAGAATGTGTCATCTGGAGCATATGGCATAGAGAATTCAACTCTTCTGGTGGCATTAGCATTTCCGAACACTAAAGTCATTCCAGCTTCGGAAGATGTGGAGTAACCATTGTTCGGATCTACGTCTTCCGACGTAGCCTTATCCAGTTTTCTTGAGTCACTAGAGGGTCTTTCCTTCAGCCCTATCTGCCTACCAGTGGTAATATCGGTGCCAGTCCCATCGTAAACAAGTCTTTGTGCTTGAAGTTTTAATGCATAGAATCTCTTACCATTTTCCGTCTGTTTTGATATATATGTCTGGCCACGACTTGTGTAACCATAGCACGCGTATTCTGTAGTGGTCGTCCTGTTGGACGGATACGTTCTTTTAAATAATTGAGAATTTGTCCCGTCAAATTTCTTGCCGTTATAAAGTGTATTGTCAATCTGCGCTTTTTCGTACTTAACCTCTTTGTACCTAGTTGTTATATCTGAGCCCCTAAATTCGTTAAAATCTGTTATAAAATAACCTCCAGAGTATGCAGTGAAATTATACTGACATCCGGCATGGACCTTTCCGGCTGGCTCTCGTGTGCTAGTTACCTCAAGAAGAACATCATCGTAACCTTCTGGTTTTTCCTTTATTGGTTTTCCATTGTTGCCATACTGAACAGCCATTGCGTAAGTTGTAGTTGTGGTTTCCCTAGTGAAGTAAGTACCAGATCCCTGCGCTCTGATATTTTGAATTTTATTATTACCAAAACACGAAGCAATCAAATCAGAGAAGAAACCGTTTGCAAAGTCAGCATTAAGGTTATAGCTATCTTTAACTTTCTTGTATGCTCTATCCCAGTCGTCGTAGTAAGTCGTCTCCTCTGACCACGGAGCATAGGTCCAGGTGATTTCATACTCGTTACCGTCTCTATCTTTTGCATTTAATACATAGTCTTGTGACTTTCCTACATTTATACTTTTATCCCAGTTTACGAGATCATCCTCTTCCGCCTCATCAGTTCCGCTATCTTTTTCCGGCTTATTTAACTTGAGTGAACTATAGCTAACTACTACAGACTCACCTGGCAATGCACCAGAGTTAATCTCACCAATAGTAATTATCTGATCGGCAGTAAGTACTGGGGCAGAATTTACCGGAACATTGAGAGACGTAATTATAAGAACATCGTTCTCATTCAAGTAGCCAAAATAACCCTCGGAGACTAGGAGATCGCTAAGAATTTGGACGTACCCAGAACTGTAATCAAAGCTTTCTATCGAAAATTTATTAGTAAGCGGCATTCTGTTAGCTGTTAATTGAAGCTTAGACAGGCACTCATTGGCAATAGAGCTAGCAGAAATTGGGAAAAGTACGATCTCGCTGGGCTCTTCATCCGCATTATTCGGATCGTCATACTGGCTCCAGTTGATAGCCTCCTTCAGATCACTTAAATATGTTAGCGTGCAGCCCAGCGTGATACTAGTTGTTTTTTCGTAGGGATCACAGAAGAAGCTTAATACTCTTAGCTTTTTTGGTATAGTCTTGGTTATTCCGTTTCTGGTATACGTAAATGTTACATATTGCCCAAGACTGGGCGTATACAGTCCCTTTAAGACGCAGCTACCTTGCGTTTTAACAAGACCATTTAACTGCAGATAATCATCCGAGAAATTTGCAGAAATCAAAGGACCCAAACTACAGGTTGCTGTAGCCCTTATATCAAGAGTCATTAGATTACTAGCGCCAACACTATGCTTACAGTATACCTTGTGGCCGATACTCCGCTGACGATTACCTTTTCAGCAGAAAAACTAGGCACAGATATTGGATAATAGCTTCCAGACGAAGGGGATGACACTACCTGCCCTTCGTACCATGAATTAATTGTAGTTACACCGTTTGGGTAAGTGGAAGTATCGAAATAACCCTCTATATCCTTCGTCTTTTGAACAACCTTAGGACCCGAAACATAGTGGTAGCCGAGCGTAGTTAATTGCAGTTGCGGGCCTTCCTGGTACGAGTTTATTGGTTTATTTAACGTTAGCACAACACCAGCAAGACTGTAAGTACCTAAATCTGGTGCCTCAGTTGTTCCTCCAGCAGCCTCTTCATTCTCTTTTTGTTTTATTATTACTTCTAGGGCTTCATTTGCATCTACTACGACGAAAGATGCAGATAAATACTTTCCAGACTGTTCTGCTGCTGGCGGCGTAGAGAACCAGCAGGCGACATTGGTCCATGTAGCACCGCCAGGGCCGGTGCCACTAAAGCTTATCGTCGTACCTACAACAAGAGATATGGATGTATCTTCGTCCTGTATCCTTAAGTCTCTCCATGTATTGTATTCGTCAACAACATCTAGCCATTCGTTTGGAGTTAGAAGGCCAGATATGGACCATTGTTTGGCTGTTAAACCAGCTTTTGCATCGGACGCCTCGTAACCAAACGGCTGAGCCGTAAGGTTACTGAACGTTGTCGAGCCAATAGTGACAGCCATTATATTCTGTAAGTGGATAATCTGAGGCTATTCATGTTGCCAGAATTCCTGACGCCAACCTTGACATTCCAGTCTTTTTCAGACAACTCCTGCACTGCGCGGCTTAGTTTTCCGATCTCCTTGGCTTGATATGCCTGAACTTTGCTCAGCTCATCAAGGCCATTGTCGTTATTCTTGGCAAGACCCTGGCCGATGGCGGCAAACGCTCTTGCTAGCTCTTTTGTGCCGTTGTCACGGCGCCCGCCAGATACCGACGGCGAGCTATGGCTCACGCTGGACTTTGGCGGCTTGACACCGTCTGTTCTGAGCTGGCTATAAATATCGGCAGGAATAACGAAGCCATCACTGGGAGGTCTCCAGGTGCCCCATCTTGGCTTTTGAATTGGGCTTATCTTGCCAAAGCGGTTCATGAAACCTTCTTGGCCAAGTTCGTTAACCGTATAAGCGGTTCCCCTGGTGACAGGGCCACCCGTCCAGACCCCTTGTTTTTGAACATTAAGCGTTACATTAACGGTATACTCTCTGTCGAATATTTCGTTCATTTTACTTTGTATGGTATCTAAAGTAGCAGGCACTTTCTCGAGCGCTGGTACAAGGCCATCGTTAACTTTAGCTGCCGCTGCCTCGAACGAAGCGTTAGTACCTTGAATATTGCCATCGGTGTCAACGATTGCATTATTTAGATCGTCAAAGTTACCTTTTGCTTTCTCTACGCCTTCGCCTATCTTTTGAGTAGAGTCGGCAGTGTCGCCAACGGAATTCGTTAGGTCACCGGCAGCTTGACTAGTTTGACCCAAGCCTTCCGCTGTACCAGCAACAGCAGCATTTACATCGTAGAAGCTAGCGGCTGTTTCGTTCGCCGCAGCCGATGTCTCCTGGGTTGCTGCACTTACTTCCTGGATAGTACCCGTCAAGTTTTCATTCGATACATTGATTTCACCTGTTATCGTTGCCGTGTCCCTAAGGACCTGATTGTATTGCTCTTCCGCTGTATACTGCTCGGCTTGAAGAGTGGCCAGCTCCCTTTCTTTTGCCAAAAGCTGATCAACTATTATAGACTGATCAGTGTTCGGTTGTGCAGAATTGAATTGATCCCTTAGGGCATTTGTCTCAGTTAATTTAGCTTGATATTCGCCTTCTTTCGCGATTACTTGGTCCTTTGCCGCTAAGACCTGACTGTTGTCATAGTTAAATTGAACTTTGCTTGCTGGATCCTGCTCATTGGGCTTGGCCTCCCTGATGACCATTTCACTTGCCTGAGCAAATGCTTGGCCGTACGCAGTTCCAGCTTTATTGCCAGATTGGCCAGCCCTTTGAGCAAGGACGGCATCAATGTCAGCCTCCTCGGCGCCAAGCGATTTCAGCCTGAGTTGTGTAATCTTTTCTTCGAGCTCTAGTCTCTTCTCAGCAACGGCGATCTCCTTGTCGAGGATAGCATTTTGCTCTGCTTTTTTCTGCTTTTCAAGTTCAGCTACCTTCTTCTCTGATTCCTCCTTTAATTGTGCAATTTTCTTTTCGCGATCCAGTCTTTCCAGCTCAGCTTGCGCCTCAAGCCCCTCCCTTCCTCCTGATCTTGCCTTCTGCTGCAGCTCGGCAAGCTTGACTGCTTCAAGCTGCGTCTCAGCGGGGCCTTTCTGCTTCTCTAAGGCCTTTATTTGCTCATCGTAATAGGTCTTAACCTTATCGATCTCGCGGTCGATCAGGGCGATCCTGGCGTCACTCTTGGCCTTTTCCAGAGAGGCTAAGGCATCGATTCTTTCTTTTTGTATATTAAACTTCCTTTCCAGTAAATCATCAGTCGTCTGCTCGGATAGCTGGCGCTGTCTTGTTATCTCTTTAATTTGATCTATGACCTGAACATAGCTTTCGCTGTTAACAGGTAACGATAGTTTCTTCTGGTTTAATGCTTCAATCTGCTGATCTATCAGACTTAGCGTATTAACAAGACTGCCATTCGCCAGCCCTTCCTGTATTAACTCTAGGGTTATGGAGGCTTTTTTCCCGTTCAGGTAATCAAGCTCTTGCTTTGCCTGCAGCATATCAGCAATAACTTCCGGCAGCTCGGGACTGTTAATATCCAGGAGCATCGTGCGCTGCTCGAGCGCCTTTACTAAGTTGTCAATAGTTTGCAGGCTTCTCGGAATTTCGTCATTAGCTAAGCCAAGCTTGATCTGCTCAATGTAACCAGCAAGCTTATTGTTTTCAACCCTGGCTTCAACTACCTCTATGATTGCGCTAAGTCGACCCATTTTGGTCGCTAGCTCGTCAAGTCTTGTTAAATCTTCTGCTTTTGTAAAGTCAAGTAATGCAATCTGATTGTTTAAATTAGCAACCAGATTGTTTACGTTTTGCAAACTGGACGACAGTCTTCCGTTTGCGATGAGTTCAGTTGTTCTCTGGAAATATGCCGCTAATTCGGCTTTCTTTGATATCTGGTCTAGTGCTTCAAGATCGGCTTTCAATGTACCGATCTTCTGTGAGGTAGCTATGATCTCAGCGGACTTATCAAAGTTTAATGCTTTTACGGCCTTCTCAAGGTTCTTAATTTCTTCCTCGACGCCAGTGAAGCTGGTCTTCGCAATCTTTTTGAGTTCCGCTTCGGTGAGACCGAGTGTTTCCGCTATCTTTTTAGATTCCGCCGCTGCTGCTGCCTCTTGTAATTTCAATTGAGCGAGGGCAGTATTGTACTGAGCGACAGCTTCTTTGCTGCCGCCGAATTGCGCCTGGCTCTTCTTGAGTTCTTCATTTAGCCTGGTATACTCCGCATTTAGCTTCTTCCCTTCTGTACTGTAGTTACTTACACCGATCCTTTTCTTCTCTATGGCTGATATTTGCTCAATTAAGGTTTTCTCTTTTAATACAACCGCGTTGGCCGCATCCCTGGCTTGTGTTATTCCAAGTATGTTTGCTCTTATTGTTTCCAGTTGCTTATTTGCTTCTGCGTAGGCCGCAATACCCTGCGTATCGAATAACGCCTTGGCTTGCCCTTGGGCGGGCCCCGTGGCGGTTGAGTCGATCTTAGCAGCCTGGGCCTTTGCTTCATTCAGTTGCTTCGTTAGATCTTTTAGCGCAGCCACTCTGGTAGCTGCCGATTGGACTAAGGCATCAAGCTCTTTCTTGGATTCGCCAAGTGCTACCTTCCAGTCTTCGGTTGCGCCGGTAATGGCGACAAACGCTCCAACACCAGTCCCTACGAGGGCGCCTGCAAGCGTGCCTATTGCCGGCACAATAGAACCTATGGCCGCACCGGCAGCAGCAAAGCCACCAATTACCAGCAACTGCCTAGCAAGCCTGTCGAATTCGTTAGAAACAGCGCCAACTTTTGGTGCAGCACTGTCAACGAAGTTAAACAGACCTTCAAATGCCTTTTGTACGCTCAATAACGCATTGCCCAGCGTAAGTAATATTTTTTGCAATCCATTGTATTCTTGCCCAAGTTTTGTGACGTTACTGGCAGCAACCTGCTGGTTTAATCCGGCTAGGCTTTCCTTAAGGCCTGTCGACTGATCTGCCAGGATCTTGACAGAACTAGCGGTATCCTCGCTGATCGCCTTAGTCTTTTTGGTTGCCTCGTTGTAGGAAGCAGTTAAAGTGGCAATCGTGGCGAAAATCGCTAACTCAGGGCCAATCGATGTTATTATGCCCTTAACGCCTGCCTTGATGTTACTAAAAGCGCCCGTTATATTCGTTCCAATCTTGCCAAGATTTTTGATAGTATCAGCAGAGAATGTGCCAATATTCCTTTGAGCATCTTTAGCAAAAGTGGACACGCTAGCTTTCGCCGCATCAAAACTATTCTTGAGCGTTTTGCCAACATCAATCTTACCAACATTGGCGAGCTGAGTGCCGAGATTGTTTAACGCATTACCAATTCCACTCTTTATGCTGCTGCCAGCATTTGCGGCTGATTTTCCGATATCACCAATAAGTCCCTTTAGATTGTTAACAGATCCAGATATCCCTCCGCTAAATGTCTTCTTGATGCCATCACCTAGCTTGGTAAACTGAGACTGAGCACTGGTTATGGTTGACTGGATAGATTGGCTGAATCCATTCAGTAATCCGCCGACAGGAGCAAAGCCTGCCTTTAGTTTTTCTCCAAATCGGAATTCAGCATCAGAAATACCCTTTTGCACTGAACCAAGGGCGCTTAATTCATCTGCTACTGATTGAGAAACGATGCCAAGCTGGCCAAGCTGCTGTCTCGCTGTAGACAGTTGACTCGTAAGGCTAGCAATAGTAGCGCGAGCTTCTTCGGCGGCTTTACTGCCAAAACTTGTACTTGCAGCAGTCTGTTTCGCCTTCGCTAAAGCCGATTCAAGTACTAATACTTTGTCCTTGGTGGCATTAACAGCGTTGCTTGTAGCTGTTTGTATCGTAGTGAACCGTTCTTGCTGGCTGGAAAGCGCAGACAGCGCTTGGTCTTGAGTGAGTACCCTTTGAGTATATTGATCAGCAATTTCTGCTGCACCACTGCCGGCGGCATACGATTCCCTGAGTGTGGAAACGTATTGATCAATTTTTGCATTAACCGAGTCAAGCGCTTTTCCTTGCTGCTCGTAAGCAGTTCTCGCTACCGAAGGATCTATCCCTTGGATATCGCCGCCTTGTCTTGCGGCATCTAGTCTTTGACGCTCAAATTCTACGTTCTGTCTTAAGGCAGCTTGCTGCCGTGTTAGAGACTGGTAATATTGATCCTCGCTTAATATTAAATTATCGGTTATTTTTGCAATTTCTTTTTTGCTTAAGGCAATGTCATCTATTGCGCCAGACGCATTAGCGGTAATCGGAATATCGACCTTCCCAACAGCGCGAATCGTTCTCTTTACATCCTCGAGTTCGCGCAATGCTCCCTCTGCGTCTACTTGCGTGTTAACAATTGCCTCTAGCTCTAACTTTTTATCGTACAGAGCCCTGAGGCCGTCGGTGTCGCGGATGGTTCTTAAAACATCAGTGTCATCGACCAACGCTTTTAAATTGATATTTCTATATTTCTGCAGATTCAGTATCTGCTTTTCTACGCTGGTAAGGCCTTTCTCTAATGCGCGGACCTGCCTTGTATCGACTTCCGGGGTGAACCCAGTAGCAACAGCATCTTCTAGTTCAGCTATCTTTCCAAGTAGCGTTGCTGCTTCTTTCCTGGCAGCTTGAAGCGACTTTATGTCAACTTCAGGACCGCTTTCCAAATCTTTAATGCGGCCACCAAGCTCATTCAGTTTTACATTAGCCGCATCTATCTGATTTAAGGCATTTTCCGAGAATAACTGCCTTCTCTTGTTGTCATCAAATATATTTGACAGATCTTTCTCTAGTTCGCCTCTTAGCTGGAACAGTTCAGATAGCGATGTCTTCGAATCCTTTACTTCGCGTAATACCTTGGCAGAGATGCCAAGCTTTGCAGGCGAAGCAGGCTCCGGAATTGAGATCGGTGTCTCCAGATCATTAGCTGCTGCCCTGAACTTTTTCCTTAGATCCTGTAAACGCTCAGAGGCAATTGTATTAAGCTTTTTGGTTCCATCATCAATTCCCCTTGATATGTCGTCAGGGTTAAATGTTTGCTTTATGGTATTTGCTGCATCCTTGAATTCTTTTGTTATATCATCAGTCAGACTAATCTTTATACTACCCGTTTGCCCAAAATCGTTTAATACTTTTGTCAGGCTAAGGACAGAAGATACGGCCTCTTTCGCCGGTTTTACAAGTTTTGCGAGAAGTAAAAGACCGATTGCCTCAATCAGGCCTGGTGCATTGGCTAATCCAGAAACCAAATCAGCAATTGGGCCTAATATCCTACCGATAGCGTTAAATACTTTACCAACAGCATCAGCAAACCTGATTAAACCTTCGATGCCATTCAGTATAAATTGAGTTAAGTTCGAAACGGCCTGCGTTACCCTGGCTAATGCTGCAGCCAGGGATTGTATCACCTCAATCTTTGATACTTTTGTAATAAAATCAGTAAATGCAGCCTGTATATCAAGGAACGATTTGATAACAGGTTCAAAAGTTTTTGCAAGTCTTTCAAAAGATAACTGATTAAGGTTATCAATCTGCGTTCTTACTTGAGTTATTGTCGTGCCAGCCTTGCCTAGTGAAGCGACAGCATCCAGGGCGGTGGTACCAAGCTTGCCAAATAGCACCCCGGACTTACTGAGGCCAGGCAATACTTTGATTAAAACTTCGGAAGTTAGCTTGCCTTGCTTAACCAAGCCCTCGAGATTAGCTACCGTACCATCGGATTCAATACCAAATTCCTTCAGTGAATCCTTAGCAATAAAAATTGCCCTTGCTAAGTCTGTCTTGAATGCAGGGTCAGCTTCAGATATCTGCTGCGTTAATTCTTCAGCTTGCAGCTTGCCTTTAGCAAAGGCCTGCACAACACCATTCAAAACTCTGCGTGATTCGTCTGCATTTAATCCAAACGCAGCAAATCGGCTGGAAAGTGCCTCAAGGATGGCGCTAACATCACTTAGCTGACCGCCGGAATTCAGGATAACAGGCGACAGCTTCTGGAAACCATTTCTAACGGTATCCAGGCTGACGCCAAGGCCAAGGGCGATCCTGGAGGACTCAGCCAGGGCAATAGAAGCACCACCCGACCCAGCTCCAATTGCCTTGAATGCTAACTCAAGACCCTGCAGGCGTGCTAATGCAGTCGCGGCTTGATTGATGGGAGCCGTTAATGCACTGATGGCAATCCCTAGGCTCTGGAAGATAGTAACAAGATCCTGGACGCCACGACCAAATGCAAGGAATTGGTCAACACCAAGAGATGCCTTGAACCGATCAAACGTACTGGATGTTGCCAGCTCCAGGTTTTTTAATTTACCAGTTAAATCCGTTACATTTTGCTGAGCAGCAGCAAAGGCAGGACTTAAATTTCCGCTTAATATTTGCTTTCTATTTAATAGATCAACTTCCCTGGAAAATAAAGCAATAGCATCCCTTGCTTGTTTTGCTTCATTAACCTGCTGCCTAAGGTTTGTCAGGCTGCCAGGTTGTGTTTTATTTGCTCTGTTATATGCCTTCGTAATACCATCTACAGCCGATTGCACTTCGACAAGCTCGGCTTTTACTTGCTTGATGCCAGCAGTATCTTTCTCTAGTCGTATTCTGACTTTCTTTTCAACAGATCCCTTTAACAGCCTGTTGAGCTGGTCGCCGGCTTCCTTCGAGCCGCTTTTGAACTCATTAAATAATTTCTCAACCTGTTGGGCCGCCTGTTGAGTGCTAAGATCAACTAACAGGTTGAGATCACCGGCCATTTACCATTTCCTAGCACTTCTAGGTCTAGAATTCCGAATTTGCAATAAAAAACACCCCCATTTCTGAGGGTGTTTGGTATAATAACTAAACTTGATACAGTGATCAGGTGTTAGCGTCAACGTTGATGACATAAGCGCCATAACCTTCAATCGTGGCTTCCCAAGACACGATAGAACCAGCTTCGATCGACTCAGTGTAGCCGCTCAGAGTGCCGTAACCGTAGATCACCTCGTCGGTGCCGGTGGGGCCAAGACGGCCGAACTTCACGCGCAGGGAGTCCTTCACGGTGTTCTGCTCAGTCAGACGCATGATGTGATAACCAGCGTCCTTGAAGTCAGCCACGCCAGCCAGGGAGATGCTCCAGGTCTTGGAGGTAGGCAGGCTCAGGTTGAAACCACCAGTCGTGGAGTCATAGGTCACCACTTCTTCCGAGTTGGTGTCAGTCTCCAGAGCGGCATTGGTCAGGCCATACAGCTTCACCGGATTGTCACCGCCGTCCATCGCGAAAGCGCTAGCCTCAACGGTAAAGATACCATTGGTATAAGTAACGGCGTCGCCAGGGGTAACCAGAGTCGTCGTATCGATGAACTTGCCAGAACCAGCACCGATACCACCGGTAACACCAGTGAAGGCAGTGTCCACTGCGCTAGAGGCCAGAGGAATGATGTAAACGTCGTAGCCGAAAGCGGTCGAAATGTTTGCCATAATTGAGCTAGGTAGGATTTCCTAGTACGAGACGACAAGGATTATCAGCAGGTGCCTACCTGCCTACCCCTAGGATTCCAAATAATTTTATTAGTGTTCCTAGCAAATGTCAGCAAATCACCAATAATTATGTCAAAATTAGAGCATTATCCGGTATTTCAACTGTCGATTGTATAGCAACATTCGGTGTCTTATTAATTGGTACCGTTAACATACTCCTGGCACCGGAAAACGTCTCGACAATTCTTTTTGTAGCATCAGTTAGCTGCGTACCAGTGCCACCAGTCCATAATATTAAGTATAACTGATATGTTAACAGCGAAAGACTGGGATCAGTTATGAAATCTTTTCGCGAAACAGACGCTACATCATGTATAACAACCTCAAGACCGGTCACACCCTCTAGGTTCGGTATCGGAATGTTTGGAGTTACAATACTAAAAGCCGATTGGGTAACAGTAGAATTAATGAATTTATACTCACCAATATAGGACATAAACGTCGTGTCAGCATATAATGCATCATATATATCATCCGGTGAACTTACCCTTGATTGTGCCACTATACTAGATGATTGCTGCCTTAGGATGCCTTAAAATAGCTGGCATCGGAATCCTAAGGACGTATACATCGCCAGCAGATCTATGGATAAGCTGTCCAATCAGTATCGCTATATTGATGTATATACCAGTAAGATGTCGGTCGCTAATACTAAGTCGGGCTAATACCTAGCCATGTTATTAAAGGGCAAAAGTCGCTCTGTGCTTTTATTAAATCGCACAGGAGCTGGGCTTTGATGTATCAACGTATCAGTGACTATTTGTATAACATGGAAGCCCTTAATAATCGACAAGCTAAAAAACTATGGCGTGAAGCCATTAAAAGTAGCTGGAATAACTGTTGTGCCTATTGTGGCAAACCACCAATTGATGATTCCAGCCTTACCCTTGATCATGTTAAAGCAAAATGCAAAGGAGGTGAAGACCTAAGGACAAATATTGTTCCAGCAGATAAGAAATGTAACGCCTCTAAAGGGTCATACGAATGGAGACCATGGTTTCGCACTCAATCATTCTATGAAGAATGGAAAGAATTCAGAATTGACTATTGGCTTAATAATGATATCGTACTAAGTGAAGCAGACGCAAAAAGATTACTAGCTGATCATGAATCATCATCAATCGATGAAAACTTAAGCAATATCTAGATAGCAATTTTCAATAGCAACCGTTTGACCTGTTAATATTGGCATCCGTACTCGAACAGCATCATCACCATCCAATGTTTGTAGCTGTACTATCCTATTGGATGCAGATTCCAGTGCAATTACTAGGCCGACACAATGAGTACCCGTAATCCTTGGTGCAATAATAATGACATTATCACTTAAATAACATAAAACATTCGGCGCCCTACCCTTATCGGCATTCTTCATTAAATCTTTATAAACAAATAGTGCCCAATTCGGGAACCTTCCAAGTTCTATGATCTTCTTCGCTGCTGCACCAGGTGTTGCATCAATACTGTCGACTTCATCTTGTATTGCGTAACAATAAAAATCACTAAGCACAAATGGCTTCTTACTTTTCTTGCGGTCGCGATTCATTTCAGCCTGCTGACAGGCAAGCAGTGCAATCGGTACCTCTGATTCATGTAGTTCCTGGTGACGTAATGTCGCATTCTGTTGTACAGCTTCTATTACATAACAATATGGTAACTTCCAATAGTTCCATATGCTGAATTCATCGTCACCAGGAAATGACCTCTTTAATACCCAGTAATATTCTTCAAATGGTATCAGGTCTGGCTGCGTCGCCTTGATGGCTTTTTTTCTACTTCCTCAGCCGTTAATTCAGCTTCCTCCGAAACCGTATCGTCACTTTCTTCTTTCTTTGGTTGGTTGCTTGTTAAATTTTCAAGTGATTTACGCTCTTCCAGTGAATATAACTCCGATAAGCCATCAATGATATCCGGATGTAACGTTAGTACATCATTGATGTCAATTTCATCATTCACTCGATACTTTAACAGGCATAATGCACTGATTAACTTCTCCTTTGTTTGCATATTAGTTAATAATGTCATCAAATCCGTAAAATCTTCCATATATTTCGTCTCAATATCCCTAAGCCTTGGCTCAATTGACCCGCGACCGCCTAGAATTGCTACCGTATCAGCATAAGCACTATCTAACGGGATGCCATTATCCGCTGCAATATGCCTGGAAATACTGATAATCTTTAATGTCGTCTCATCATTACCAATCGCTTGTTGCATAAATGCTTTCTCGCCAGTCGTTAAATATCCCTTCCTTAAAATACTGATCTTACCAGATTCGTCACTACCAATCTCAACTAATTCAGCCTCACGCTTCGGTTGTACAACAAATGGTAACCGACTCATATCCCGCACCTTGCCAGCCATGATGATTTAGAAAACTAGCATATTGTGCCAATTATATGCTTGACAATATTCGTACAATGATCTCACGGTATGCTAAAGCCGGGTTGAATCCACCAAACCCTGAATTTAATACCGTGCTTACCCATGGCCTGGGTGGTATGAATACACGTTGCGCATTTGTATTGCCATATGGTACAATATATCCACCATAATGAATTAATGATGCATACGGTACATCATAATTAATTGATACACCATTATTTGTAACCCGTACCTCACCTGATCTTAGTAAATCCCCGCTGTCAATAATATCATCCGTACCGTTTCTGGTGGTCCATATACTAGCATTGATCGCTTCTCGTAATACACTATCTAAAATTACAGCAAATTCACTAGAAGCCTTGTTGCTTCGTAATTTACTTATAATATTTGAAAGCCTAGGACTGTCTGTGACTCGTATATTACCCTTGAATCCAATATCACCGCTTAAATTAAGCGTGATTTCATCCGGTATGTCTAGGTCAAATTCATCAGCCATTTAACGTACCATTGATCCCCTGAGGGTGATTAACGTACCATTGATCCCCTGAGGACAATTGGTATCCCCCTCAGTTCTACATATATCGTCTTGTCAGGTCCTAGACCTTGATATTTACCGCCAATCATTACTACCTCCGATTTATGTATAATCGGTAATGTGCCATGCCTAAGACTGACTTTTAAATTTGGATATATCGGTATCTTAATCGCTGGCGCATCACTGGAAGTCAATATTGATTGATACGTATACCCATCCTCGTTATCTCCATGGTTGAATGTACTCGGTACTTCCGTATATTCTATCCCATATCCCCTGAATAACCATGTACTGGTAGATCCGCCACCACTTGATGCCCTATTGCCAAAACTAGGAAGCTCCCCGTCATCCGTTCCATCCCCTTCACTTCTTTGTAAATATGCCTTTACTAAATATCTTGGACCCTCGCCATCCTCAATATACCTGCCATTTAATAGCGCCGTTGCATTCGGTTCCTGTATTAATATACTGGAATTTACTAAAATGTCTAATGGGCTGCGCTTTGCCATCTGTCCCCAAATCTACTGTAGACATCCATTAATATACTTCCATTCTGTAGACATCCATTAATATACCCCCTCTATTGGCATCCATTTCGACATTCCTTACAACTTGATATCATCCTCGGTAAACTGCCACGCACACCTAAAAGTTGCGCTTGCTCTGAGGTCATAATCGGTAAATATCCAATATACATCTCGTTTACATCACGGTAATTGTTACACCCTAAACAATATGCACTAATAACCTTGCTGTCCTCGATGTTCGGTAAATCCATTTTTGTTCTAGGGTACCAGTTTTTTTGAAAAATTTCCTGAGGGGGTTGTCTCGGATTGGCTTTCCAGGAATCGGGGGTGGGGGTACCCAGGCCTCCTGGCGCCCAGGCGGCAAACCCCCCGGCGAGCACCGGCATCAAGAGAGGCACCACATGACAGCAGGCAGCAGGCAGCAGGCAAGGCAGCAGGCAGGGGCAGAGCCAACGCAATGCCATCGCCTCGCTGCTTGTGCGTGATGCATCGAGGCAGGGCAGGCAGCAGGCAGGGCAGGCAGGCAGGGCAGGCAGGCAGCAGGCACCTGAGAACGGCCCGTCGGTCAGTCGCACGTACCTTGACATGCATGACCATCGGCCCTACACTGACACCGAAAGGGACAATCCCATTCTCATCCATCCAACCATGAAGGCTCCTCTCTCCTCTGTTGCTGCCGGCCTGCTGCTCGGCGCGATGGCAACGGCCGTGATCCTCGTTCCGTTCGGCGGGCCGCGGAAGGCGGCCAAGCCCGGTACCGCCACCGTGTACTGCGATGTCATGGGGTGCCGGGTCGCCAGGGCCGTGCAGCCTGGCACCTGAGAACGGCCCGTCGGTCAGTCGCAGGTACCCTTCTCAGCCAAGTTCGTTACACAAACCACCATCGGACACTTCCATGACTGCACACTCCCGCTTGACCAAGGCCGAACTGATCGCCCGCCTGGAGGCCGCCGAGGCTCGGCCCCCTGTCACCTGGAGCGACGTACCGACCCTGATGCAGCGTACAGTCTCGACCGTCTCACGCGAACTGCCGCTCTTTGTGAAGGATTGTCAGCAGGCTGGCCGCTGGCTGCGGTCATGCTGTACACTGGTGATTGATACATACAGGAGGCCAATCTTCAAAAGCCAAGGCACCTGAGAACGGCCCGTCGGTCGAATCGCAGGTTCCATGCTAAGATCATTCCATGCGGTACAGCCGCACCACCACCACCAAAGGACCCTTCCAGTGCAAGACAACCTCCTCGGCGGCACCATCGGCCTCGGCATCGGCTTGGCCTGCATCTTCTACGGCCTGCAAGGCAAGGCCCAGTCAGTCCTGATCCACCATCCTGGGGCATCCGGGCCGGTGGCCGTTGTATCCGCGAACCTCGTCCCCTTCCCTGGAATGGAGTGGTACCAGCTCGAGGCCCAGTGCAGCAGCGAAGAGGACTGCCAGCGCCTTGAGCGCCGGCTTGACCAACTGGGCTACCAGCGCGAATGAAGCGGAACTTGCGAACGGCCCTTCGGTCGAATCGCAAGTGCCATCTCGGGGTTGTTAGGTATATTTAGCCGGATGCTAATTATCAATTAGCGTCTGAGGGTTGACGGGCAGGCACGGCCGTGCCCATACTGTGGGAGTCCAATCGGGTTAATCCCATGGCCGCAATGAAGTCCATCGCCATCGAGGCAGAGCGCCAGCAGGAGTGTGCCGGCGACGGCACCGCCTTCCGGCTCGGCATGCTGTACGCCGTCTCTCAGCTCACAGACCTGGCCCGCAGCCAGATCAGCAGCGACGACGGCATGACAGACGAGGCGTTCGAGTTCTACAGCGACGCGACGCGCTGGCTGTTCAGCCTGCACGACTACCTAATGACCAACGCCCACGCACAGGAGGAGTGACGAGACTGGTGAGACTGCTTACACCGGGGCCCCGAAAGGGGCCTTTTTTTTATGCTTACCTGCCACAACTTTACACTCAGTCACAGTGCAATCTGGCAACTGCGAACGGCACTGAGGCGACTATCGCAGGCACCGGGCGCCCGCCGCTGGCAATCAATCAAGCCGTTCGGAACTTGCGAACGGCCCTTCGGTCGGATCGCAGGTGCTTTCTCGGCCTAGTTAGCTATATTTAGCCAGACCTTGTTTTATAATTAGTGCCAGAGGGTTGACGATCCGCCGGGATCCGTGGTTAGAATCGGGGAGTCCAACGGGATCATTCCCATGACCTACCTGCAGTCCCGCCCCGCCCCTGCCGAGGCTCGGTACAACGCCTGCACACTCGAGTGGTGCGACTTGGCCTACACGCTCGGCCGGTTCGGCCTGACCCCCGCCGATGCCGGCTGGGAGCTGGTGATCCGCCCAGACGCCACTGTAGACCTCGAGATCGGTGGCGCCTGCCCGCTTGCCGTACAGGACGACGCCCAGCGGCGCTACAGCCGGGGCGACGTGATGATCTGGGATGAGATGAATGACGTGTGGCTGAAGATGAGGGATACCACCTTGCTCAATGACAAGTATCCCGTCAGGATCAAAGTTGCCCTGGTGACGCTGATTGACTGGGAGGATTGAGAGTCTGAGACTGTTGAGAACGGCCCCCACATGGGGGCCTTTTTTATTGCCCACTTACTGCAATTTACATCCGGTCACAATGCAATGTGGCAGGTGCGAACGGCACTGAGGCGGCAATCGCAGGCACCGGTCACTTCAGTGTGCGACGACCGCCCTCTCCGTTTCGAGCCCTGTTGGTCGAACGGTTCTCCAGGACGAGTTTCCCGTCCTTCGTGTGGCTGACATCACGGTTGCCCATCTTGCCTTCAAGCCCATGCGCCCGCTTGAACCGGCGGCGCTGGTTATACCTCTCGCGCTCCCTGTCAGTCTTTCTTCTCTGCGCCTCGTACTCCATCTTCTTCTTGTACGCCTCAGGATGAGACTTGTAATAGTCCATCGTGTTGCGTTTCTTTTCAGCCATTGACCCAGGAGTGCGTGTTCCCTAGTATTCCTGGTGCAATGCAGGAAGCCCAGAACGTGATCGCGAACGGCCCGCCGGTCATTGATCACGATCAAGAATTGCTACGATCCACGCCCATCCACCAATTCCAAGCCCTAGACTGAATCCGCTACAGGGACCCCCCATGAACTACGACTTCCCGGAACTGACCATGTTTGCCAAGCTGAACCTGGCCAAGTGTGCCCAGGCTCGCGCCGTAGCCAACCGCTGGGACGGCGATCGTTTCACTGGCGAATACAACACTGTCAGGATGTGGATGCGCCATTCCGTGGTTCAGAGCCACACGCTAGCTGGCCAGCCAATGGGATACTGCGCGTGATCGCGAACGGCCCGCCGGTCATTGATCACGATCAAACCACCAAAGGGGAAATCCCATGAGAGTCGTCGAAGCCCGCATGATTCAAGCCATCCGCGACGGCCTGGGCGCCGCTGCCAGGGACGGCCGGCTGCTGCTGTGCGGCAACACTGAGGTCACCCAGGTCCACCACGGCATCGCCCATACGCCAGGCTACTACCGCGAAATCGAGATCCGCCTGCATGGCAACCTGATCGGCGTGGTGGAGCCAGACATGATGCGGATCCGCCTGAGCGATTGCGGCTACCGCACCAACACCACGAAATCACGCCTTAACGCCCTCCTGCGGGCCTTCGTGCCAGGCGAGGGCATCAGCCAGCAGGATTTTACGTGGTACGCTTCGAACGGGGCCTGGGAAGGCTCAGACGAGTGGGCCATGCGCCTTGACGCTGACAACTACATCCTGCAGCAAGCTGCTAGGATTGCAGCGTGATCGCGAACGGCCCGCCGGTCATTGCTCACGCTCACCATGCTATCATTGAACCAAAGGGAGACCCCAATGACTGTCGCTGAATCCTTTGATCGCTGGCTCGAGCGAGAGACCGCCAGCTTGGAACTGCTCGAGGAATTGCTCGAGCGCCTGCAGGAAGACATCGCCTGGATTGAGGCCCTGAACGAACGGGAACGGGCCGAGGAGGTGATAGGTTACGAATCATGAGCGTGAACGGCCCGCCGGTCATTGCTCACGATCAGGATCGGTGCTAAGGTGGGAGGGCCACCAGGCAATTCCGGAAATTTCGGAAATTCACTCAATCGGGCATTTCCCATGACAACCTACAAATTCCGCAATCTCGCTTCTCGCGGCCGGCGTTACAGCATCTACGTTGAGCGGTTCGTCACCGCCAGCGGCACGCGACCCGTTACGGAATGGTTTGACACGATGGACCAGGCCATTGTGGCAGCCAAGGAAATGAAGGCTGACGGCAGATTCTTCGGGATTTCCTCCTACGTCAGAAGCCAGGCAGCCGCTGATTCAACCTGGAATTGATCGTGAACGGCCCGCCGGTCATTGCTCACGATCAAGTCACCCACTAGGAGAATTCCAATGTCAACCCACCGCCTGCCCTGCTCCAGCTTTACTGAGTCCGTTAGCTGGGTTGCTGATCACTTCAAGGTCGATCGCCGCATTGCCACCCTATTGATCTGGGAGGTTGCGTTTAGGATCGGGACTGATCGGCATTACTGGATCGATCAGAATCAGGCCCAGAGGTTTATTGCCAGTAACGCCCCGATCGCTGTATGATAAGAGCAAGATCGTGAACGGCCCGCCGGTCAGTTGATCACGATCTCGCTTCGTGCTACACTCGATTCGAATAGGAGTTTTCCAATGACCACCACGCCAATCATCACTGAAAACGACCTCGCCTGGGATTACCTGAACAACCTGGGGACGTTCAGCATCCCCGAGGATCTGTCAGAGATCGACGCCACCTGGGTTTACTACATGCTGGACGACTGCGGCGAACCGGAGGTAGAAGAGGCGGTTGAAGCGCTGGGCTGGGCTGATCTGGTGAGCCTCGCCAGCGACCTCAGGGATGCCTGGCACACGGCCCGGTGTGAAGCAATGGAATGGGAGCGCAACCGGCCGCATGATTACGAATGATCGTGAACGGCCCGCAGGTCAGTTGATCACGATCAGTCGGCTTTCAGCACCGGCCTGTTGTAAATCTTGATCAACTCGGTGATCTGGTAGCGGCCCCAGGCGCCCAGGCGCTGGAGATCCCTTGCCAGCTCAAGAGTCTCATGCGCGACAGCTTGAGCGGTGTTGCGGATCGCCACCGGGGTGACGACTTCGGCCTGGGACTGCTTGAGCAGGGCCTGGTAGGCGTCCCAGATTTCGGACTTGGTGGACTTGGCGGTGATGGACATTGGAGGGCTCCTATGCGTGGTGCGGGCCGCGAGATCGTGAACGGCCCGC